AAAAACGATGGACCTGCACGTAGTGGTACTGTTTCTTTCAGTTCTACATTACCAGGAAATCCAACAACATCTGTAACCATACGACAGGAGGGTGAGGGTGCATCAGCCCCACCACCAAGAACACCAGTACCAAGACCAAAACCAACACCACCTGCAAATCCAGCATATGGTTCTGGTAGAACAGAAAAGTGTATTCCAAATTCACCTGAGTTTGAACTTGCGATTAGATACGCAGATGGAAAGGGTGGATGGAAAACTGAATCGGTGTTAAACGCAACTAAATGTGGGTATAGAGCACCATCACCACCATCACCACGCGGAGGCGGCGGAGGAGGAGGCGGAGGATGCTTAGTTGGTAATACCCAAACAGAAATGTCAGATGGTAGTTTTAAATCAATTAAAGATGTTAAAATAGGAGATTCATTAATGGGATTAGATATTAAAACACTTTCTGAATGGTTTGAAGTTGAAGATAATTGGAAAGGTTCTAATATTGAACAATATGATTTTGATGAATATCAAGTAACTAATACTATGGAAATTACTGATGCTGAAGTTTATTCTATCAATGATGGTTTATTGGAAGCTAGTGAGGACCACAAGCATCTAATAAGAAGAAATGATTTATGGATGATTCAAACAACATTACAATTACAACCTGATGATGTTTACATGGATAGAGATAAAAATGAAGTTGTGATTCATACAATATCATGGGATAGAATAGATACTGTGTATTTGATTACGTTAAATGGTAAACATACATACTTTGCAAATAACATTTTAACCCACAATTACAAAGGAGAAGGTGTTAGAATGGCTGCAAGGTAGACAAGCAACTCTAAGCCAAAGATAAAATAATACTTCCAACAAATAATTGAATAAGATATTTATATACTAATAGGAGAGATAAATAATGGCAAAACCAACAAGACCCGGAGCATATACCAACGAAAACATCGATGGCTGGCTGTGGAGTGAAGCTATTGGTGATTGGATAGATTTAACAGGTCTTATGAATTTAGATTTTTCTGGTTTAGGTTCTGGTCTTGGTACGATAGATATAGACAAAGATGCCATACGAAAAGGTGTAAAAGAATCCATGGGATTAACATATGGAGAAATCACACCTCTTCAAGATGGACAGGTTATTGGTATAGGAAATAGTTTTGGTACAATAACACTACCAGATTTTACACCTACACCTGTACCTCCATTAAATTTCCCATTAAAAATAAATCTAAAAAGTGTTCCTTCTCATAAAAAAGGATTTATCTTTACTGATAGTGGACAATCTGTACCAGCTCCAGGTGGTATATTTTCTGCTAATGCAAAAGATTTTTTATCATCAAAACAAATAGGTGCAAAAAGTTCTATAAAAGCAAAAGAAGTTTATACACTAAAAACATTGGTTAATGGTAATCAGTATAACGTACAAGCCTTATTAAATGGTAGGGTTGTTGGAACTGCATCACCAAGTAGACCTGGTTTAAATTTAGTATTTAATTATCCACAAGAAATTGTTATACCAGACCCACCATCACAAGATGTTAAAGTTACTCTGCAGTATGAATTTCCAGCAGGAGTTTCTGCAACGGTTAATCTTGGTGGTAAAACTACAACAATTAAAGATAGCGGTCAAACTGATATAGTTAATGTAGACCCAAAAACACTAGATGTTAACCCAACTAGTAATAGTTCATATAATCATGTATATACTTTATATAATGCATCTGGTACAAAGGTTGCAGCTACAAATACACCAAAGTTTACATTTGGAAAATTAGTTGCTAAATCAAACTACAAGTTAAGAATTGCAGTATCAAAAGGAGAAATTCCAAAAGACCCCCCTGCAGACCCACAACCACCTGCTAGTCCAACATACAGATATGAAAAATATATTGTAACTGAGAAAAGAACATCGGGTGAATCTGCTCCAGGATATACAAAACCAAGTTTAGAATTAACAGATGGTGGACTTTATACTTTCAATATTGGAGAGGGTGGTAATACATCAGTTGAAGTACCATTTACAACTCGTAATACAGATTGGGTAAATGTTAGAACAAAAAATGGTGTAAGAAAAAATAATTTCAATACTAAATTAGTTTTAAAAGAAAGTGATTTCAACGGCCCGGGTGCATATCAAGTTTGGTTACAACCAGATTCTAATATTAATGGTACTGGTGAAGCAAAAGCAGTAGCAATAAACGTAATTCAAAAAGATTTCCTACCAGGACCGGATATTACAAGAATTGAATTTCCTGAAACTATCCTTGGTGAAGATTACAAGGGATATAATATTGATTTTGGTGTAAATTGGGAATCGGTAAATACAAACTATATTGATGTTTTTATTGGAAAGGTATCAAATACTACACGAATATTAAAAGGTGGACCTGCTATAGGTTCTCAACAATTTAATATTGGTAAGATATTAAAACAAGCTGGAGAATCATTACAAGATGTAGCAGGATATGTTTATTTTGATTTATATTTTATTCCTTACAATGAAGAAGGTGATGAATTAACTAAAGGAATAACAGAATCAATTAAAATTGCATTTGATAAAGGTGATATATTACTTCGTAGACCTGAGGTAATGAGAGATATTTCAGATGCCATATGTGAAAACTTTGACTCATCAGCTCTTGCACAAGATAACTCTAAATTTTTAACTCATTTAATGCACTTTGGTGATGGGGATAATAAACTTATCGCAACATGGTGTACTGATTATGAAGAATTTTCTCAATATGAAGATGTAATTCAAAAGGTTGAAAATGATGAAGGTGAGTATGTAGACCAAATCGTTCGTAAAAAAACAAACGAAGAAGAAACTTTGGTATTCAAAATGTACGAACCACTTCCAAGAAGTGTTCAACCGAATGAACAGATTTGGGTATCTAAAATACAATCAATTCCACTTATTGAACAGGTAACTCTTGTTAATGAAGAATTAAAAGATTGTATTGAATTAAGACCAGACTTTGGCCAAGGAGTTTGTGGTGAAAATATTGGATTCCAAATTTATGATGAATTAGTATCTAGTGGTTCTGCAACTACAACATCTTTATTATCACAATTTGTAAGTGGTAGTGGATTTTCTTTAAAGAATCTTGATATACAATATGTAAGTTCTTCCAAAGAAATTAGTGGTTCACTTATTATAGATTCTACTACAAGTTGGGGATGGGATAATTTTGTTAAATACTCTTCTGCAGAAGAACGAGTAAACAACTTTTTATATAAAATAAAATTATTAGAATTCTACGATGAAAAGGTAGAACAATTACAATCAGGCTCATTCTATACAGGTTCAGTAAGAATGCAAAAAGAAATAGAATCAAATAAAATATCAAAACAAAAACTAATTGATAATTTAGATGGGTTTGAATCTTTCTTATATACAAGTTCATCAATAGATGGATTAACTTATCCCGGTGCAGGACAAACATCTATATCTGCATCTACATCTAATGATGCGGTAAATTGGTATAGTGGTATTATAGATTCAGCACAAAATTATGATTATTATAATAAAGATTTCTTAGTAAATAATTTACCACAGCATGTAATTGATGACCAAGAAGGACCTGAGTTTATCACATTCTTTAATATGATGGGTCATCATTTTGATGTTCTTTGGTCTTATACAAAATCAATAGCAGAAAAGAAAAATTTAGAACACAAATATTCAAGTGGTATAAGGGATGGATTACTATCTCAAATGTTAAAATCTCTTGGATGGGATGCTAAAATGGGTGCTAACGCACAGGCACTTTGGCAATATGCATTTGGTACAACAGAAGATGGTACTTCTGTAAACTCAATGACGGGTAAGGATAGACAGAACGAAGTTTGGAGAAGATTACTAAATAACTTACCTTACTTGATGAAACACAAAGGTTCAAGTAGAGCAGTAAAAGCAGCACTTGCTTGTTATGGAGTTCCTTCATCAATGTTAACTATAATGGAGTTTGGTGGACCAAGAAATGGAGATGGTGGTGTAACTAAGTATTCATTTGAAGATAGAACTGCTGCAATAAACATAAGTGGTTCTGAATCTATATTGATTCCATGGAAAGAATATACAGAAACAGTAGACCATCCAAATTCAGTTGAAATTCGATTGAATACAGAAGAAAGACAAACTCAAACATTTATATCATCAAGTGGGTGGAATGTTGGTGTTGTCTATCCTGGCACTGGTACTCAAGGTAAAGTAGAATTCCAATATTTAAGTGGTTCTACAATATTATCGCAATCATCTGAACTAATGCCATTCTTTAATGAAGAATATACTCAGATTGTAGTACAACATCTTGGAACTGGTTCGTTTGAAGTATTTGCAAAAGAAGCTTTTAATGAACGAATTAGAAATGCAGTATCAATGTCAATTAATAATGTACCTACTTCATCTTGGGAATTGGATAACCAATTAACAATCGGTGGTTCTACATTTACAGGTTCAGTTGATGAATTTAGATATTGGACAACCGCATTATCAGAATCAAGAATTGATAACCATACTTTAATGCCAGATGCAATTGATGGAAATCATCATTCATCTTCTACCGAAGATTTAATTCTTCGTTTAGATTTTGAATATCCAAAAGATAGAAATGCAGATACTTCTATTAAAAATGTTTCAATTAACGAAACATATGACGTTGATTTTGTAACTGCATCAAACTTTGATAGTAATAGTACTTATCCATATCATTATACAACATATGAAAGAACTGTAACTGCAAATGTTCCTTCAAGTGGATTTAATGTTGGTAATAAATTTAGATTTGAAGTACAAGAGGCTCTATCACCAACAGAAAATATAACAAATGGATTAAGTCTTTCTTATAGAGAACGTTCAACTAAAAAATCATTTGATACTGCACCAATTGATTCTAACAAATTAGGATTATTTTTCTCACCAATTAAAGAGATTAACAATGATATCCTTAAATCAATCGGACAATTTGAATTAGATGAGTATATTGGAGACCCTAATGATAGATATAATCACGAATATACTGAATTAAAGAAACTTAGAAACTATTATTTTGAAAGATATACAATAAATCTTTATGAATATATTCAATTAGTAAGATATATAGACCAATCCTTGTTTGAAACACTAGAAACACTTGTTCCTGCTAGAGCAATTACATCAAGTGGATTATTAATTGAACCACATATACTTGAAAGAAGTAAAGTAGAGCATAAAAAACCAACTGCTATTGATGTTCTTGCAAAAATTAAACAACCTACGATTAATTTAAGAGATACAGTTAAAATCAGACCACAAAATATTAAAAGACAAGATACTCGTGTGAATCTTTTTGATAGATTTAAGTTTAAAACTGATGCAAGAAGAATAAATCCTGGTATTTTAAGAAGATTTACTCCAAGATTTACATTTAATAGAAGTCAGTATAATGGTATTTTAAGAAGTGTTGGACCAACATTTGTATCTTCTGTTGATTTACAAGATGGTAGAATTACAGATACACTTAAAATTCAACAGTTATTAAGACAGTTTGATGTTCGAGGTGGTCAATCACAAATTGGTATAGACCCAAGAAATCTTAGAAATGGTCTTGCTGGAATTCTTGCTAGAAATGGAGTTGCAAATATTACTCGTTTAGATGGTAATGGAAGATTGATAAAAGAAAGAAAACAAGTTTGGATTGTAACTGAACAATATACAGAAAAGGAAAGACAAGCAATTCCTGGTACTGGTCAGAAAACTGCCGATGGTAAAAGATGGTTCAAAGAACCACTATATAGATTGGTTGATGTTACTAAAACAAGAAAAATAGTAGTGTTTAATGAAATAGGAGACCCTGCACCAAGTGGAGATAATATTTTATCTGCTGTTGCAGCTAATTCAAATGGTGGAAGATTACCAGGTTCAAACTTAGGTGATAAATATGGTAAAAGAGGATTTAAATCTCCTTCAATACAAACATCAAGAACAACTTTAGATGGTCGTTCACCTGTAGAAACTTTCTGTACGAATCCTAATATTCTTAAAGTTTCTGATACAGCAAGAGGAAAAGGTGAACCAATTTTAGAGGTTGATAAGAAATAAAAACAATAATTTTAAAAATAGTTATATTTATATATTGAATAACATAGAGGAACAATTATGGCATATTTAGATAACGCAGAAATTACAGTAGATGCTATCCTTACAAGAAAGGGTAGAGAACTACTAGCAAACGGTGGTGGATTAAACATCACAAAATTCGCATTAGGTGATGATGAGATAGATTACTCATTATACGAACCGGCACATCCAAAGGGTAGTGCTTATTATGATGCAGCAATTAAAGCAATCCCAATTACTGAGGCTTCACCAGATGAAACTCAGGCATTAAAATATAAATTGGTAACTTTACCAAAGGGTACAAAGAAAATTCCAAAAGTAGAATTTGGTATTCCTTCGGTTTCTGTAAATCAGAATTCAGGTCAAGTATCTCTTACTCCAACAACTTCACCAGCTGGTAATTCACAAAGTGGATATACTATTATTCTTTCAAACAAGAATGCAGGTTCTATTGTAGGACAAGGTTTAGCAGCAACTTCAGGTACAATTCCTCTAGCACTTGGTGATGAAATTACTACAACTGCTGCAATTGAAACTGGATTATCATTTACATTTATTGCTAATCCAAATATTACAGCAACTATTAAAACAACGATTACTGTATATGGTAATGAAACTGGTGGTTCACAAACTATTCCAGTAACAGTTACATATGTACAGCCAAAATAATTAAGGAACTATAAAAGATGGCACAAATAACAGGACAAGCAGGAGTAAATCTATCATCTGATTTAGCAGCATATCTATCTTCTCAGAATGGTAACGTTACTTCTGAACAATTATCGGAAATCATCAACCAATATTTAAGTGGTGGTGATAAAGTTGCAGCACAAGGTGGAAACCTTTCGACTGGAATCTATAAAAGATTTGGAGAGTTTGATACTGTACAAGGAAAAGTAGAAACTGTAACAACTGGTCTTTGGACTGGTGATACTGGTTCTCTATCTAATTTCTTTACTTCATCAGCACAAACTGCAGCTTCAACAGAATATTATTTAAATGTATATTCAACAGACCCTGGTACTGATGCATCTGCAGAAGTACAATACGCAGTAGCATTTGGTAACAAATATGGTAGTGGTTCAACTTCATTAGGAAATGATGATACATCTACCCAAGCATCCAAAGCAACTTACGCTCAATATAGACAAATACTACTAGAACAAGATGATGAGTTATTCTCATTTGCATCTGCTTCAGGTACTTCAATAGATTCAGATGATATTTTTGTTATCAACATAGCACGTGCCCGCTATAAAGAATCAGTTGACCCTGGTAACTTAGAATTCATTTTAAGTGGTTCTAATGGTACTTTTAGATATATTGATGATAGTGGTAAGAAATTCTCAGATACCGTAGGAAAAGCGGGAAGAGTGTTTAATATTGCAAGTGGTTCACTTAACTTAGGAACAGAGAACCCAGCAACAATAAAACAACTTTACTCAAGTGCATCAGCTGCAGAAGGACAAGGATATGGTAAGTTTTATCCAGACCAAGGTTTAATAGTACTTAACCCATCAGCTATTATGGCTGAAGTTGGTTTAAGTGTTGACAGTGGTTCAAACGAACTTGCATCACTTTACAAAGGATTTGATTATGAAGGAAAGAACCAATACTTAATACATCATATGTTAGAACGTGGTGGTGATTTCCAAGCAAGAAGAGTAGAAAATCTTTCTACATCTCACTACTTTGTAAGAGCACAGAACAGAGAATTTAACTTTTCAAATAACCCAACGTTTGTAAGCGGTTCAGATGGTACTTTTAGAGAATCATCATTTGAAAAAGACCCTAGAACTTACATAACATCAATTGGACTTTATAACGATGCTAACGAAATGTTAGCAGTGGCTAAAACTTCACAACCTATTGAAAAATCATTTGATAAAGAAGTACTTATAAAAGTTAAACTTGATTTTTAAAATAACTTAACCTCTAATAAACCCCACCGTGAGTGGGGTTTTTTGTTTCGATATATTTATATAGAGGAGTAAATATATGCTAAAGAACATACCAAAATCAAACGTATCTAATAGACAATTTAAAGTTTATAAAAGATTTGCTGCAACTCATGCAGATTATCCTGTATTAAAGATATATGATAAGAGTTCTGTATATCATACAGGTAGTGGACAATTTGATAGTAGTTCATTTGATAGAACTATAAGTGGTTCTATTAATGATTCTTTCCATAAATACCCAATGTATCAATCTATTAAACACAAGTATTTTACCGATAATGGTTTAATAAATATGTTTGGTATGGTAACAGATATGGGAGATTTTTCAAATGAAAGAAGAATCGATGAAACTCTTTTCTTAATACCAATAACTCAAAGTAGAGTGGGTGAAGGGATAAAACCAGGTTCAGTAAAGCTTTATTCAGACCAATTAAACTCTGGTTCTTTAATTTATGATGATGGATTTGGAAATCTTGTAGGTGAACGAAAAAAATATCAATTTTTAGATGCAGATTTTGGTTCATTTGGAACTGGTTCATTAAGTAATAATGGAGATTTAGATAAAGGAGTATATCTTAAGGTATCGGATACACTTGTAACTGAATCTGTAAAACTTAGTTATGGGTTGGATTTAATGAATCCTACAATGACATTAACATTAGAAGGTGATACTGATATTCATACACTTGAACGATGGGATATGTTTACAAACGATATTGGTGGAGAATATATTTCAGGTTCATCTGATATTAGAACACAAGGTACAATACATTTTACAGAACCTTTAAATTTCTTAGGTTCACCATTAAAACCATTACAGTATGGTAATGTATTATATCAAGATGGTTTAATAGCAATTACCACACACGATGTTCACAATGATGTTAGTTTAGAAGATGTTACAACATATGATTTACAATATCGTTCTACTAAAACATTAAATGAATTGGAAGTTCTTTGTTCTGTAAAAGATTGCGAATTTAATTATTCACAAAACCCATCTGCGGTAAATGTAACTCTAAGTGGTTCATATGATTTTGAAACAACTGAGATTTTCAATGTTAGACCAGGAGGGGCAAGAAAAATAAAAGAAATAACAGATATTAGTAGAAAAGAAGAATACTATGGAACTACTGGTTCAATAACAGGTTCATGGGATGATTACTATTCAAAGACAATAACAGACCCGACTGGTTCATATTTAACAACATTCGTATCAACAATAGGGTTGTATGATGATAACAATAACATGGTAGCAGTGGCAAAGTTACCTAAACCAATAAAAAATTATCCAGATATGGCACTCAATTTTATCGTTAGAATTGATTTATAACATATTTATATAATACAAAGGAAAACAAACTATGGCTTCAATTAAAGACTTGTACGACAAATCAGAATTTGCAAAACTTGCAGATAAAGGAAAAGATAAAACTCCAATATCAGCAGGAGATTTTGATTTAAAGAAACTATCAAAAGATGAAAAGGCTCTAGCAGCAGCAAGAGGTGGTAAGTTAAACCAAACTCCTTATTCATCTACCGTAAAATTATAAACTATATAATTTGAGTTTATTAATAAATCGTTCCAAAAAATGGGGATTTATTCATATACCTAAAACTGGTGGTACATCTATTACATCGGTACTACAAAACGTAGTGGGTACTGAATGGGTTTCTAAATCACATAATCATATTGGTAAATTTGAGAACATAAAGGATTACTACATCATGTGTTTTGTAAGAAATCCTTACACTCGATTTGCATCTGCATATAATCATCAATGTAGAAAAGATGGATTTATGTCAGTACATAGATTCATAGAAACTATCGATAAAAATGATTATTTGTTTTTTCCCCAAAGCTATTTTATACGAAATGGGAGTACCAAAGATAAAAAAGTAAGTTTTATTGGTAGGTATGAAAATTTCATAAACGATGTGAATTTTATTTTAGATAAAGTAGAATCAAATGAAAATATACCACATCTAAATCGTAATCCAATTTATGATAAACATCCAGAATTAAATCAATACAATTTTTACAAACATCTATATATTGATAAGGATGTTCTAACTTGGGTACGAGAGAGGTACTTAAATGATTTCAAAATTTTTAACTATGATATGGACATATAAAGGTCATCCAATAACAGAACTATCAGATATGCCAGAGGGAACTTTTGGTTTTATCTACAAAATAACAAATGGAAAAACTGATGAATACTACATTGGAAAGAAACAAGTAGTATCAATTAGAAAACGTAAGTTCGGAAAACGAGAAATAGCAGCATTAGAAGATAAAAGAATGAAAAAATATGAGATGGTTCATAAAGAATCAGATTGGAAAGAGTATCGTTCATCTAATAACGTTGTTAAAGGTTGGTTTGAAGAAAACGAAAGATTGTTAAAAGAAGATAATAGGGATGATATCAATGATAGATTGGAATTAAGAATTCTTAGATTTTGTTCTAGTAAGAAATCCCTTACATATTATGAACTGCAAGAACAATTCTCACACGATGTCCTAGCAGATGAATTATCACTAAATGATAACCTTTTAGGAAAGTTTTTTAGAAAAGATTTGGAAAATTAAATTATTTTTCGTATATTTGTATGTAACCCTTATAATATAAACTAATTATGCAGTTTTATTGTTATAATTTTAAATCCTTTACACCTTTGGTTTATGACCTATTGGATATACTTGGATTATCTACTGTTGAAGAATTAATTGATGAAGAAATACCAGAAGGTTCTTTCTTTATAACTTCATTTAATGAATTTAAAAACAACGCAGAACCAATAAAACGTATATTTTTAAAAAATCCTAATAAAAAGATAATTGTAGATTGTAGTCAAGAAGGAAACCCAGATATTGGAGAGTATGATATCATACTTGATTATTTTACAGAAAATTTATTACTTACAGATAATATTGTTTTTTTAACAAATAATTCTATAATAGATAAATTTAAAACAGTTGAATTTAGAAAATATAAATTCAATATACTTCATTATCCTGGCTTTTTTAATTCTTTTAACAAAGCTGAGTATTCAAATAAAAAATTAATAGAAAAAACAAACTTTATCGCAGGTAGCCCAATAAATTCACCAGATGACGATATAATAAAATATAGAACAAAAAAACCACAAACTGATTTTCTAATACTTAATAAATCAGTAAAAGAGTTTAAATTAAAGTTTTTAGAAAAGATTTGGTCTAATAATTTTTTTAAAAAATACAAACTAAGATATACGTTAGTTGACTTAATAAACATTGAGTTTTTCAAATTTAATATAGATTTTAGAAGAGAATTATTTGGAGACCTTGGAGATAATACAGTAAAAACACTACCAAACGAATATCCAATTAATAAAAACCTAAAAGTTGGGATTGATGGTGTAAAAGTTAAATGGTTATTTGATTCAAAAGTAAATATAATTGTTGAAAGTATATACAAACAACCAGAACAAAGATTTTCAGATGTAGTACATATATCAGAAAAAACATGGAGATGTCTAGCATATGGAGTTCCTTTTGTTGTAGTATCTACAAAAAATACTCTAAAATATATTAATGATTATGGTTTTAAAACATTTAATGTTTGTATTGATGAAAACTATGATACACTATCAGATTCAGAGAGAATGCAAGCAGTATCTGATGCAGCAGAAGAGTTATTATCTAAATGGGATGATAATAAAATAGAAAAAATATGTAATTTTAATAGAGATTTGTACAAAAATAAAAAACATAAAAGAAAATGGCTTGAAACAAATTTCTTAAATTATTTGGAAAATTGGAAATAATTTCGTATATTTGTAGAGTTTAAAGTAGTAACCATGCTTTCACACCACGAAAAACAATCAGTTATAAACATATTAGATGATGTCTTAGGACCAGGTACATCCATGAAAGGGGATGAACAAGCACACTATTGCCCATTCTGTCATCATCACAAGAAAAAGTTACAGATAAACTTACAAAGTCAAAAGTGGCATTGTTGGGTTTGTGATTCTAAGGGAAAACGAATCCAAAGTTTACTTAGAAGATTGCACGTAGATTCTCGTAAGTTAAAAAAGATATATGAGGTTTATGGTGATGATTATGTTGTATATAGTAATAATACCGAAGAAGAAAAGGTAGAGTTAAGGTTACCGAGTGAGTTTCAATCACTTCTAATAGAACCAAAGGGTATTAACCCATTGTTCAGAAAGGTGAAAGAATATGCAAGAAAACGAGGTATTAGCGAAGGGGATATTAAACGCTATAATATTGGTTATTGTGATGGTGGCCATTATGCCAATCGTATTATTATTCCAAGTTATGATAGCGATAATAGACTCAATTACTTCATCGCACGTTCTGTATTCGATGAAGAAACGTTTAAGTATAAGAATCCGCCGGTTTCGAAAAACGTTATCATGTTTGAGAATCAAATAAATTGGGATGAACCCATTACTTTAGTAGAGGGAGTATTTGATGCAATGGCTGTGAAGAGAAATGCAATCCCGCTACTTGGTAAATTTGTACCAAAAAAATTAAATGATACTATATACGAAAAAGAAGTTAAAAGTATTAATATTTTATTAGATGAAGATGCACAACAACAAGCATTATATTATACAGTTCAATATCAGAATCAAGGAATCGATACAAAAAATATAAAACCCACAGATAAAGATGCATCTGATATGGGGTTCTCTGAAGTGAACACTAAATTAAAAGAATCCGAAGAGACTGGGTTTGGTGATATTATTTCACAAAAATTAAAAGGGTTATGATAAAGTATTTTGGTGGAGAATATTCTATTAATAAAAAAGAATCTCAATTAAAGTGTACAAAAGATATACTAGATACATTGTATATTCCATATGTTCATGTTGCGGAGTGTAAACCATCACATGAATGGAATATACAAGAAGTTATAAGAAATCATAAAGATTCCTTAACAAAAGATGATTTAATTGTTTTTGACCATTTTTCAAACTACGATGCAACTAATAGTGATTACGATAAAATATTACATGAATTTAAAGATTTATCATTTTTAATTTTTTGTTACGATATTGTAAGTAAAATTACTGAAGATGATTTGTATTACAAAGTTACTAAAAAAAATTATAGAGTTGTTACTCCATGTGTATTTAATACATCTGCAGATTCGTTTAACTACTATGCGTGGAATTATTCTAAATCAAGTGATTTACAAGTATCAAAATATTTATTTGATTCATTTAGTGATAATCTAAAATATAAAAAATTTATAGCACCATTTGGGTTTTTAAGATGGGATAGGTTTTTAACATACCAATCTCTTATAAAAAATAATAATTTAAACGATGGGTGGGTTTCTTTTTCAATGAAACATAACTATGGTGAAGAACATTGGAATTTTCTACATGACCAAATATTAGGATTTGGTGCATTTGATGAGATAGATAACAAACTTCTTGAAGAAACTAAAAATAAAATTCCTTTTAGTTTTGATAGAAATAGAAATGAAGAATACATAAAAAAATATTCAAAATATAGTTTTACAAATAAAAATTCAAGATTAGAATTACTTCATAGACACAATAGTTATGTGGGTATTGTAAATGATACACAAGTAGAAAACAAAATTCCCTTTTATACATCTGAAAAATTGTGGAAACCTTTTTTAACTTTTCAATTTCCATTTATAATTGGAAATAGTTTTACTTATAAATTTTTAAAAAATCTTGATTTTGATTTATTTGATGATATTTTCGAAATGGATATGAGCGATACATTAAATACAGTAGATTTGGTAAAATTACAATTAGAATGCTTAAATAAATTTTTATCAAAAGATAAATTAGAAATACATAAAATTTATCAAAAAAATAAAATAAGATTAATTCATAATTTTAATAAAATGGAAGAGTATGGAAAAAACCAAGAATCACATTTAAAAACATTTTTATATGAATAGATTAGTATCCTATGGATGTTCGTGGACAGAGGGTGAAGGGGCAGATGTTTCTATTGAATCAACATTATCTCCAAATGAAAAAAGAATATTCAGAAATGAAAATTCCTGGCCTAAATTTCTTTCTGATAAATTGAATATTCCAAAATATCTAAATAGAGGTATTAGCGGAAATTCAAACAGAAAAATGTTTAATGATATAGTTAAAGATATTGAGAATGGAAATGTAACATCTGATGATTTTGTTTGTGTAATGTTTTCATCTTCACTAAGAGATTATGTACCTTACTTACCAGATGGTGAGTGGATATCTTGGTCTGTAAAACATTTATTAGAAACGCCTGATAGATTTTATAACTCATATGATGAACATGGGGTTTCCTCAAAATTTAATAACTTTTTAACAAAATATAAAAAATTCTTCGTTACAGAATTATTTACTCAAGATTATTATAATATAACAAATCAAAACTATATTATTTTTTTACAAAAATTATTTAGACATTACAACATAAAATATGTTATGATGGAATCTTTTGAAAAAATGGTTCAACCTCCTCTTAAAAATGATTTTACAAATCAAATAGATAAATCTACTATCTATGGTGGTTTAAATTTTACTTTTAGAGAATTGTTAAATATGACAAACAGAAAAGATATTTGGGAACATTTAGAAAGGCATGATACTCGTGCCACCCAACATCCAAACAAAGAAGGATATACAATAATTGCAAGTGAACTTTATTCGTTCATTAAAGAAAACAAAATTTTATGATTATAAATAAGATTTATCATCTTGCGGATTTACATATTAGAAATCTGCAAAGACATAAAGAATACAGATTAGTATTTAAGAAATTTTTAAAACAAGTAAAAGAAGATAAAATAGAAGATTCTATTATTTATCTTGCGGGTGATATTGCTCATGCTAAAACAGAGATGTCACCAGAACTAGTACAAGAAATAAGTTGGTTCTTAACAGAATGTGCTAAGTTGCGTGAAACTGTATTGATTACAGGTAATCACGATTGTAATTTAAATAATTCACATAGATTAGATGTACTTACACCAATTATTGAAAATCTTAAAAACGATAGGATTCATTATCTTAAAGATACTGGAGTTTATAATCTTCATAATCTTACTCTTGTTCCTTATTCCATTATGGATGATAAGGAAAACTGGCCGAAGGGAAAAGATGTAGACGGAGAAAATAAAATAGTTTTATTTCATGGACCAGTAAACAAAGCACAGACCGATATCGGTTATACTGTATCATCCAATTCATTTAAAGTAGATATGTTTGATGGATATGATATGGCTCTCTTAGGAGATATACACAAAAGACAGACATTTGGAGAAGGATATGAGTGGGTTGCCTACGCAGGTTCGATGATTCAACAGAATCATGGAGAACTACTCGAAAATCATGGTTACTTATTGTGGGATGTTCCCACTCGAACCTTCACCGAACATCATCTACATAACGATTATGGATTCTTAACTGTTGATGTAGTAGATGGCGAAATACCACAATGGGTATATGATGAGGTTGGAACTAAACTTCCAAGGTATCCAAGATTAAGATTAAGGTTCACCAATACTGAACCAAGTGATATGAAACGAAAAATAACTGAACTAAAGAAGTTATTTAAAGTTGCTGAAGTTACTGTAACAAGAACCGATACAATAGGACAATTAAAGACAAATCAAAAGGTAAACAAAAACATTGTTGGTGATGTAAAAGATACAACTTTCCAAAATTCTCTAATACGAGATTACTTAGAAAGACAGTATCTATTAGAAGCAGAAGAATTAGATAAGATACAAGATATCAATTCAGAACTTAATACACAAATAGATACCTCTGAAATTGCTGGCAACATTCTTTGGACACCAAAACAATTTAACTTTTCTAATATGTTCTCCTATGGGGAAGATAATCTTATCAGATTCGATAACGCAAGAGGTATCATGGGTATCTTTGCTCCTAACGCATCAGGTAAATCATCTATGTGGGATGCACTCTCATTCTGTATCTACGATAGAACATCTCGTACAAACGTTTCTAAGAACGTTTTAAACAATCGTAAAGATAACTTTTATTGTAAGTTTAACTTTGAGATAGATGGGGTAGATTACTTTATAGAACGAACTGCTAAGTGGACAAGAAAGAAAACCAATCTCAAGGTAGATGTATCTTTTTGGAAAGAAGATGGTGGTGTAATCGAATCACTTAATGGAGAACAACGAAGAGAAACTAATAAGAACATTGAAAAATACTTAGGTAAGTTTGAGGATTTCGTTTTAACTGCCCTTTCCCTACAAGGAAACAACGCACTATTCATTGATAAATCACAATCGGAACGTAAGGAGATATTATCTCAATTCATTGGAGTAGATATATTTGATAAACTATATCAAAAGGCATCTGATGAAAATAGGGATAATGCAACACTTATCAGAAAATTCAAGTCTGATGATTTTACTCAAAAACTAGCAGACATCGACACTGAATTAAAAACCGACAAGAATGAGTACAAACTTTTAGAGATGTCTCAAAAAGCCTTGAAGGAAGAAGATGATATCCTTAATAGACAAATTATTAAGTTAAATGAAAAGATAGTAAAGTTAAATTCTGATAGCGGGGTTTCAATCGAGGAATTAGAAAAAAGATTGAAAAACCTCGAAACGAAGGTAGGAGGACTCGAAACAACAAAAGGTTCTTTACAAGATAGGATAACCTTTAGAGAAGAACAACAAATTGTATTAGAAGAGATATTAGATAAATTTGATGAAGAAGATTTAGAAGAGGGAATAAATACATTAACTAGCCTTAAAACAAATATTGGTACTATTGAAGGTGAAATTGATAAAATCAATATTAAAAAAGATTCTTTATATGAACGAAAAGAACATTTAGATTCTCACAAATATAATGAAAATTGTGATATCTGTATCGAAAATTCACAAACAATATTAGAACAAAAGGATAGTGTTAACTCTAAAATAAAAGAAATAGAAAGTAATCTACAAGAGGTTGAGAAAGAAAAATTAGATTTGAGTATTGAGATTGATTCTCTAAAGGGATATGCGGATGAATGGGATAAATACAAAGATGCTAAAGATAAGGAAGATAAATTAGATAGAGAAATTTATCAACTTATTAACAAGTTATCAACAACAGAAACCGAAGAAATTCGTTTAGATACTCAAGTTACACAACAAACGCAACTAATTGATGAGTATTACAAGAATGAAAAACAAATTCAGAAGAATAAAGAGATACGAAATCAGATTACTGATGTAAGACAAAAACAATCAGGCGTAAAGGATGAATTAAAGAGAATCAATAGTGATGTTCTTAAATTAAATGGGAAGATATCTGCTCTTCAAAATCAAAAAGAAACGATTGAAGATAGAATCCAAGAAGTAAAAGATTTAGAAGAACAATCTAAGTTGTTTGATTTTTACTTAAATGCACTTGGTAAAGATGGTGTATCATATGAATTGATTGAGAAATCTTTACCAATGATTGAAGGTGAGGTAAACAATATCCTTGCACAAATCGTAGAGTTTGGAATGCAGTTAGAGATTGATGGTAGAAATATTAATGCATATCTTGTGTATGGAGACCAAAGATGGAGTTTGGAAATGTGTAGTGGAATGGAAAGATTCATTAGTGGTTTAGCAATCAGAGTTGCTCTAATAAATGTATGTAACCTTCCAAGACCTAATTTCCTTGTGATAGATGAAGGATTTGGTACATTAGATAGTGAAAACCTACAATCCCTCTTTATGTTGTTTACATACCTTAAAACACAGTTTGATTTCGTTATGGTAATATCACACATCGACTCGATGAGAGATGTTGTAGATGGATTAATTGAAATTAAAAAGGTAAATGGATTTTCAAATGTTAAGTTCTAACCTTTAAAATATTCTGAGGTTTTGGTGTACCCACTTTCTGTTTAATCAGAGTTTCAACCAAACCACTTAATTTATACCCATGTTCCTTGCAATACCCTTGTAAGAGTTCATGGGTTTCTTTTTTTATCTGTATTGTAGTATATTTTCTCATTCTATAACTTTCTATGTATTTCTATATATAAATATTCAATAACTATTTTGTACGATATTTATAGAAGTATTAATAGGGATTATATATGGCGTGTATAGTAAAGGTTGGTAACAAATTTGAGAATTTAAGTGGTTATAACACTTATATAACCGATAAAGAACTAAATTCAGAATATTTTAGAGTAAGTAAGTTTGCAGATATATTTACTGCAGGTAAAAATTTATTTCTATTAGAAGGTTCTGAATGCTTAAGAGAATCCACCGAACTTAAAATAGAAATTGTAGATGCAGATGGTGGTACTATTTATGTAGAACCAGGTCGTGGTGTACCTGATTATTATGAAGGGAACTCAGTTGTTCTTTCCTCTCACGTTTATCAAACAACACCAGTTGGTCCAGCTAAAATCACCATACTTGGTGAATTAAAAGATTATTTTGATGTAGATGGATTAAAAAAACCAGTACCCGAAGAATGGGTTGGTGCTTACAATGTTAAGTGGGAAAAGAATTTTTTCATCAATAAAAATGAAAGCAATAAAACTCCTGTAATATTTTATAAAAAACCGTCAATTGATATAGAAGAGGTTGAATCTGTTATTGTAGAACAAACTGCACCCGAAATAATACAATCTGGTTCTTTGATTGGATTAGCAGAAACACCACCAGTTGGAACTAATTTAGATACATGGAGAGCAGGAACTTTATATAGATTAGAAAAACAAAGTGGTAATAATTTCAAATCAGCGATGGATGAAAATATTATAAAAATCCCATCATTGAATTATGAAGCCACAATAAAAGAAGTTATAAACAGCAACACTTTACTAGTAGATAAACCATTTGTAGATAGTGAAAACAATATTATAAATAATTCAACACCAGTAAGTTTTGAAACAACATTTACTGATTTTGCTGCGAGAACAACAGTTAACTCTGCGGTTACAGCATCTTTCGGTAAAATCAAACTTAAAAACTTAGATACGTTTACTGGTAATGTTGATAAAATGAAAATATATAAAAAATCACGTTCTGATGTTGGTGATTTTAAATTTCAAGATGAAATAAAGATTGTAGCAGGAAATCTTTTAAGAGACCCTCTTGTTCCTGGTTCTGAATTAGATGGTGGGTTTGGTAAATTAAGTGCGGGAAATGTTGAGAGATATTGGACAACTTCATCTTTACAAATTAGTGGTTCTTCTACTGATATATCATTTGATGATGATTTATTATATGAATCTATAAAAATAAACGTACCAACAAGTAGTCAACAAACAGAATCAATTGATTTATTAGTTGATACTAATTTTGATTTATATGAAAATGTTGATTACGAATTAAATTTTAAAACTTTAGTTAGTGGTTCGGTTGAAGATATAATCATAGGAGAAACAACAGTTGTTTCTGAATCTTATGCAAGAACTTACTTTTATCAATTTGATTCAAGTCAATTACCTGAAGTAGAACCAACTTATGTTTCTGAAAGTTCTTATAGTGGAATAGAAACACCAAATTCATCTAGTGTAAATTTAACCAAACCATTAGTTTATGATGATACACGATTATCATTTTTTGATACTCCACAAAACTCAACAGGTTCAGTTTATACAGCAATACCAAGTGGATTTGCATATACACATTCACACGATACAACTTTAACATTTGATACAACAAGTGGGGATTGGGGAACGAATTCACGAGTACAAACAGATTCTTCTAATAAAACAAACATAGTTGCACGTTCAGGGTCTTTCTGTGGTGAGTTTAATCTTGTAGTTTGGTTAGATAGTGGTTCGTTTACTTTACCAACTGGTGGTTCACCAACCGATGTTAGAACTATTGTTGAAACATATGATTCTGGCTCAACAAGAATTGCATTGTTTGGATTAGAAAACATAGGAACAGATGCTAAATTTTATTATAAACACAGTTCAACTGAATTAGATGAACTAGAATCATTTAGAACATCTACTGAGTATTCTTTGGAAAATATTGATACAAATGATTATAATGATACTTCAGTTATATCAACATGGGATACTGGTTCACAAACAATTATAGATTATAATGATAGCGGTTATCATTACGTTCATATTGATTATAGAACTTTAAGAAATATAGAACCACTTAACGCAGAACTGATAAATGTAAAAAGATTAGATTCTCTTGATGGTGATATTTTGTATGGAACTACCTACGAAATAAACTCAATGAACTTTGATACTGGTGATATAACGTTTTCACATAATTCAACTGATGGTACATTAAGTGGAGTAGTAAGTTTAGTAAATGGTCAAGCAGTTCTTACAATTGGAAGTGATACAACGACTGGATATATTGTTGAATTAGATTTTGAACAAGGAATAATGGTATTTACTGGTGAGTTGGATTTCACAGAACTAACACCAGCACAACGTTCATATGATTTATACGATTTATTTGATTTAAGTGGTTCAAATTGGATTTCAACAGGTTCTACTGAATTATTTGTACCAAGAGTACCACCAAGGGGTGGGGATTATATTTATGGAAGTAGTGGGTATCCATACTCATCGACTGAATTTAGTGATAGAAACTTTTTAACAACAGAATTCACATCTCCATCATCATCTGATGATAATTTTACAAAACCATTACAGATTCCATACATTTTTAGAAATGATAATGATGTAATTGAAAATGTTTATGTAGAACAATCAGACCAAATATATGTAGCATCATCTATATCATCTTCAAGTGATATTAATAATACTGATTATATATACGACCAAGATGTTGTATTTACTGGTTGGTTTCCAACTGGTTCTTTAACTGGTAGTGTTCATGTAGATGATACATTACATAGTGATACTTATAAAACATCTCTTGCAAATTATAATTCATTAATTACTGCAACAAATCCAATCTCATCCTCAATCGGTCAGTTTAATATTGTTTTATTAACCGATAGTGGGTCATCCTCAATACCAACAAATACAGGTTCAGTTGAATTTCAGATAGAATATTATCAATCTGCTTCACAAGAATTAAGAGCAGCAATTGCATTAAGAAACGTAGAAACAGATGCAATGTTCTTTTATAATAATTCTGCAACATCTCAATCTGTATTACAATCATATTCTGGCAGTACAAATATTATTTTAGATTCAATTGATAGTGGTGATTTTACAAGTACTCCAACTTGGTTTTTATCAACTGGTTCTCAAGCTATTTTTGATTTACAATCTGGTAGTAATTCTCACTTTATTTATATTGATTACAGAACCAATAGAACATCCGAACCTTTAAATGCAAATTTACATGAAATAACTGCAATATCTGATATTGGTACGAATTCATTTAGTTCACTAAAAGCAAGAGAAATATTTCCATTATCTGGTAGTACAACAATAACTGGTTCAGTTACTTCAACTGATTATTATACATCACAACTTCCACTAATTGCAGGAAATTCATTATACAATTTATCTAATTATCCTTTTGTTACTACAGCAACCGATGGAACTTATATTACAGATGATTTTGATATTACAACCGATGTAACCATACCAGATACTACATTTAACATTCCTTATGTATTTGATACAGTAGATGGTATTGTGGAAAATGTATTAGTAGAAAGATTAGATAGTATCTATACTGCATCTTCAGTAAATGGAACAGATACAACTACGTTTACAGAACCAGCAGTGTTTGTTTCTCGTTCTTTAAAAGAACCAGATACTATTGTACCTAAAACAATTAATGCTTATATAACAGGTTCTTACCCAAGTGGTGGTATTGATAATCCTTTTTATGAAAGTTTAGTATCATATACCGCAACTTCAGCATTTAATTCAAGACAACAAATACAACATTTGTTTACCATGCCATATTCTGGTTCGGGTAAATTAGGATTTTCGTTTAGAGGGGATGGTTGGCAAATAGCTAGTGTAGATTTAAAACCTTCACAAGATGCATCATTTTCACCAAAAGTTTTTGATGTATTTGATGAACAAGATAGAACATTACCAGTAGAAACATTTGATTATCGTTTTGAGTTATACGATGTAAATAATAATTATATTCCAGTTGAATTAAAGGCAAGTAAAGAATTTAGTGGTGGTAATAAGGTTAGTGATGAAGTAGTTAAATTACTTACATTTGAAACTGATAGAACTGCTTTTAGATTTTATAGTGGTTCAATAGCAAATCCTAACTTTCAACAAACTAGATTTAATTTTTCCAAAACAAATGCTTTAACTGGTTCTATAACATTCGAATCTTCTGCTTTTGATAAAAATGGAAATTACATAGACCCATCAACATATAGTGGAGATTATCCTGGTGGTTTAACAAATATAACAGAAACTAATGCACTTCTTACAGTTGCAAACTTTAGTGGTAGTGATACTACTTATGATGTTGGTTCTGTAGTCTACACTGCTTCAGTTGATGATGTACAAGAGTTTGAAACTATTTTTAGATTAGAAGATGGTATTACACCTGCAGATTTAATTGTTAATAATGATAGAAGTGTAATCACGTTTAAACAAAGTGATGGAAATGTAAACCCATCAACACAAGTATCTACTATTACAGTTAAAAGAAAAAATTTAGCTACAAATACCGAAACAATTACAGCAAATTCTGCTTCAGTAGTTGGAAGTGCACCACCACTAACTCTTTTATCTGATGATTCAACATCAGGTGTTCAAACATATTTCTTAAGTGGTTCATCACTCGATATTAATTCAGGTTCTTTAACATATGCCTTTTCAGCATCAGATTCATTTGGAGTTCAAGTAGATAACTCAACAACAATAACCCCAATATCTTTCTTAGGTGGAGTTGTTCTTGTTCTAAGACCCGAAATAGGTATATTACCTGCTTTTTATAGTGGTCTAATTCCATCATCATCTTATGTTTATACAAGTGGTTCTACAACACTTTATGTAGAGGGTGATGAAATAACATATGATAATAATGGTGGAAATAACACTTACAGAATTTCTGGTGTAACTGGTTCCGGTATTACACCAAATGAAGTTGCACCAACAACAAATAATTATGGTGGTGTACCTGGTACGATGTTAACAGAATCATCATCATTACAAATTAATGTAGATTATACTGATGAATTGGGAACTACATATTTCTTTGGTAGAGAAGCACATTTCAACATTGTTAGAGAAGGTGAACAAGGTCAACCCGGCCTTAGTGGTTCTAATGGACCTGGTCTTGTGTTTACTGGTCTTTGGACCGGTAGTAGAGATTATTCATTCAATGAAAGTGATGCTTTATCAAGAGCAGATGCAGTTTTATACAATGATATATTTTACTTAGCTATAACAGGTAGTGGACCTGGTACAGATTCTGGTGCTCAAACACCTCCAAATGCTACATATTGGGAAGAGTTAGGAAGTGGTTCTCGTTTTGTAGCAGCAGAATTAGCAATATTCTCAGAATCATATGTACAAAACACAATAAACATTGGTACAAATAATAGTGGTTCAACTTCTGCGGCAAATATTACAATAGCAGGTGGAACAAATTATCCTTGGATTTCAATAGACCAATCGGCCGATACTGGTACTCAAGGATATAATGTTGGTAGTGGAATTTTCTTAGGAATTAATGGAAATACCGGTACTGGTTCATTCTCAATAGAAAGTGGATTGTTCGGAGATGAATTACTTTGGGATGGGAATTCATTAACTATTAGAGGTTCGATACAATTTTCTAATGTACCTGACCTTATTACAGAAACTCTAATTACTTCTTCTCTTTACACAAGTGGAGCATTAGATTCTGCTTCATTAGCACAAAGTACCGCAGATTTCGCATCTGCATCTTCAGCACAAGTAAATAATGATTTACAAGGTGTGATTGATGGTACAACTGCTTTAGAAGATGGTGATGGAAATACATTTATAGATGAAGGATTTATTTACTCACCAAATATTGGTGGTACAAATGGATATATCTCAAATGTATTTGGTGTTGGGCAAAATGGTATTAGATTAGCAGCTGAAAGTGGTAGTTTTCCTAATAGAATATATATTGGTTCTGGCAGTTTTAATAGTTCAGGTACCCCATTTTATGTAGATGATAGTGGTTCTGTTGGTAGAATGTCTTTAGGTAATAAACTTGTTTGGGATGGAGAAGCATTATCAATAAGTGGAAATATTACATTGGGTGATGGTAGTGATTTAGGTAACAACCTACCCGCTGGAATTATAAGTGGTTCGGAACAATTGCCTGATGGAATTATAAGTGGTTCAGAACAATTGCCTGATGGAATTATAAGTGGTTCGGAACAATTTCCCGGTGGTATTGTATCAGCATCAGGTTGGGAATACGCTATGTCATTTGGACCAGATGCACTCTTCCCTCTTGCAAGTATAGATGTTCCTGTAAAAAGTGGTTTACATTTATCAAATACTAACTTAGGGTATTACTATAAACCATCTGGTTCAAGTGGAGATGGGGAATGGAAATCTTACATGGATAATAGTGGAAACTTTTATCTTGGTGGTGAAGATGGAGCAATGGCATGGAATGGAAGTCAATTAAAAATAGCAGGTGAAATAACTGCTTCTGCTGGTAAAATAGCAGGATTTGATTTTAATGGTACAGAATTATCAACTGAAAATAATACGTTTTTATTAGAGACTGGTTTAACACCTTTTATTGAATTTAGAAATGATGATTCTGCTTCAGTAGTAATAAATAATACAACAACATTAACACCAACTACTGTAATAACACCACCCACTTTTAGTGGAGCAATCACTACAACTACAACTAATACTGATTATGATTATGTTTTAAATTCTCAAACATTTGGATTATCAGTTTCAGATTCTACCATATTCACTAAAGATAATAATGTACAAATGCATATTAATAATTCTACTTTAGATGGAATATCTGCAACAATTGCAGCTACAATAACAGGTGGTGGTCCAAGTTCTAAACATATAAACTCGGAATTTGATGATGCTCTTGCTACATTGGGTTATCATGAAGTAAGTGCAACTCTATATGTTTATTTATATAAAGGAAGTACTTCCAATCCAAATACATTAGTTTCTACTAAAACATTTAATATATCTACAAATTCCATTTCAGCTCATGAGTTATCTATTAGTACTTCTAAGACAGCAAGGTTTAATGTACTTTTAGAAAATAATACATATTATGAGATAAGGACCGGTATTGGTAATGTTGCATCTAGTGTTGATATATATGGCGTAGATGATAATGAACCAAGTGATAGTTTAACTTTAACATGGTACACTCCAAAACTAACAACTCCAAGTGTAACAGTTGCTGCTGGTGCAGATAACCAATTTACAGAAATATGTAGAGGTGGATTCCAAGTTGTATCATCTGCAAACAAAAAGATAATTGCAGAAATAGATTCAAATGCATCAACTCCTGCATTATCTGTAACTGGTCATTTTTTTGTTGATGGTCATATAGATGCATCGGGTAATATATCAGCATATTCAACTTCAGATTCACGATTAAAACAAAACGTAAAACTTATACCTGATGCTCTTGAGAAATTAAATGAAATAAGTGGAGTTTCTTTTGATTGGAAGGAAGGATTCTCTGATGTTCATAAATTTGAAGGACATGATATTGGTGTAATTGCACAAGAGATAGAATATATCTTACCTGAAATTGTTCAAATGAACAAATCTCATGGATATAGGGGTGTAAAATATGAAAAATTAACTCCATTACTTATTGAGGCAGTAAAAGAACTTTCTAAAAAAGTTAATAAGTTAGAAAAACAAATTAAACAATTAAAAGATAAATAAAAATGCCACTACCAAGCTCAGGAACAATATCTACTGATGACCTAAATGAAGAATTAGGAAATGCAGATGAAACTGCTATTGATTTTGAATCTGCGGCGGATTCTTTTGGTGTTGTTTATGAAACAGATGGTACTGACCCAATTGAATTTGATGAGTTTTATGGATTAAGTTTAGATGACTTTGCAACATTCATTAATAATATTTCACCAACATCAATTGTTAGTTCATCTGCTGCAGGAGAAACACATACCATAACTTACACATCTGATGGTAATTTTTTTATAAATGCCGATAGTTTAGATTGGGTTACTCCTAATATCGTATCAGGTTCATCTGGTTCAAATCAAACTTTTACATTGACAACAAGTCAACAAGCGTTAAATGGTACATCAAGAAGTGGAAATATTACACTTGAATCACCAGAACTTAGTTCTAATATAACGTATAGTGTTCATCAAGATGATAATGATGCAATATTACAAATTGTACCACAACCCATACCTACAAATATTATATCATATGGATATCAAGGTGGAGAAGATGAGTATTATAAAATTGAAACAAGTCCAGAGTCAGAAGTAACATGGGATGCTACTTTGAGTGATTATACTAATTTCTCACACAGAAATGGGTCAAGTGGTGCGTTTGTTACTAATACTATTAGTGGTACTGGAGATGCATTTATTTATGTAAAAGGTAATGCAAACTCATCTACATCATCTTTACTTACAACAACAATAACAGTAGACCCTACAAATATTGATGACCCTACTGTAACAACAACTGGTACTGTTAGCAAATATCCTTACATAGAATTAAGTGGTAATGAAATAAGTGAGTTTGGTGGTAATTATGTAATATCACAAGGATTTGCTTATGATGAGAATACTGTCTCAGACGGTTATACTATTGATGTAGCTTCGAACTATGGAATGTTAAGTCCTGGGGGAGCCAGTTTATCTGGTACAAACGCTAATAAGTTTAGTATATCCCAATCAACATTCAGTTTTGTTGTTTATCCAAATAGTATAAACACTTCTGGTGGAACTTATAATGCAACGGTTACTGTTACTGTTGATTCAAATCCAAATTTTAGTATTACTTTTACTGTATCTCAAGTAAGTGCATCTCCACCAACACTTAGTGGTAGTCCAACTTCAATGACTTGGGCATATAATGAGATTTTATCATCTTATGAACAAACTTTTACATTAGGTATAACAAACAATGGAAATACTATTAATAGTGTTAACATTAATTACGACCCTGGAATACAAGATGGTAGATTTAAACTTGTTGATTATGGAACAGGTGATGGTGGATTGACAGTATCAAACCCATTTGGAGATAGGTGGAATGCAAATGTAACCAGCCCTTCTTCATCAACATTTAAAGTAAACGTATTACCAACTGCACAAAATACTGGTAGTGCGGATATTACTGGTGTTTTAAGTGTAAGTGTATCATATGGTAACCCTGCTACAACAATTACAAATAGTTCAATAGTTAGTTTAACTCATGAGTATCAACAATTATCTGCATTTACATTAAGTGATTGGAGTGGTGCTATTACAATTGGACAAGATGGTAGTATATCAGCAACAGTAGGTAATGTTTCATCTGTTAATATTGATACTGGAACATTCTTAGAAGTAACAGAAGATACCCCACAAACAGTTCAGTTTGATTTAATTGGGATACCTTCTGGATATTCTAATACTGGTGGTAATTTAAATAATCAAACTCAAACAGTTACACAACCTGCAATTAATGCATTTACATACGCAGATGCAGGTGTTAGTGGATTTGCTGTAAATAGAAACACCGGTCTTGTAACTGCACCAACTAATACGACTGGAACAATCTCATCTTTAAGTTATAGTACTGATTATAGTTTAGGATATTATCCAGTAGTAACTACAAATACAACTCGTACAGTTGATGTTACTGTTGATGTACCAAGTACTGGTTATTCAAATAGTGGAGGAAGTGTTTCTGGTCAAGAATCAACAACTCAATTAGGTGCATTAGAAACAATATCACTTTCAACATCACAAGGTTCACCAATAGGAGCAATTGGTACATCATTTTCTGTTTCAGTAGATGTAGTGGATGTGTGGAATACTGAATGGGAAGCATCAATAAGTTATGTATCGATAGGTTCGGTTGGAGATTGGGTAAGTATAGATGGAACATCAACCGATACTGGTGATGGTACTGTTACACTAATAACTGTGTATTCAAACTATACAAATGGTGACTATTACCAATCACAAAGACAATTTACTATAACAGTACAAAAACCAGGTGGTGCGGTAATTGATACTTTAGACTTTACACAAAATTCATCAGACCCACCAGAGACTGAACCAGTAACAACTATTACGAGTCCATCTGGTGCTTCACCCACATTAACATTTGCATATGATGATACAAACACAAGTACAGAATATCAAACCATTACATTTGGTAGAAGTGCAGGTAGTAATGAAACAACCGCTACTGCAAGAATATATGGTGATTCACAAGGTGGAGATAGGTTTAAACTAATATCAACAAATGCACAAACAACTATTCAAAACAGTATAACAGATTATTGGGTTGCCATAATGAGTGGAGTACCCGCGGGTTCTTATACTGTTGGTGTAATTCCACAAGGTAATAACACAACTACATCTAATTTTACTGGTACAGTTGAATGTATTTTATCAAACAACGCTGGTTCTGATACTGAAACTGTTAGTTTGATACAAGAATTTGCTGTTACATTTATAGTAACACCTACTTCTTTAAGTTTCGTATCTACTGGTGAAGATAAAAGTGTAACACTAAATTCAACATATGATTGGACTGCTGCTGTAACGGGTACTGGTTTTACTATTAATACAACAAGTGGTACTTCGGGTACTTCCAATACAATAACAGTAACCGCTAGTTCAAATGATTTACCAAGAACAGGTACTTTAACGTTAACACAAGCTTCAACATCGGATACTGAAACAGTTTCACTTGCTCAGCTAGGAGCTCCATTAGATTTTGATTGGTTTCAAGGGGGCTCATCTACTCCAATTTCAGGAACTTCAATAACGTTATCACCAACAACATCACAAACTACATACTCATTTGGATTATATGCATATAGAAATTCAACTGCAGATGCACAAGATTGGAGTATAACAAGAACTACGGGTGGTACTTTTGCTACTGTAAGTACATCTAATAGTGTAGGTAGTTCTACTCAAAGTCAAACCACTACTCAAAGTACAAATGGTACACCATACCTTTATGTCTATGTAGAAGCAAATACAAGTAGTAGTTCACGAACTGCAACATTTGATTTAGAAGATGATAGCCAGACTTTCACAAGAGTTATTACCATTAATCAAGCTGGAGTATCTAGTGGTGGTGGTGGTGATGGACCAGACCCAGGGGACCAAATTTAAAGAATTTCAAAATAAATATATTTATATAAAAGTGTTATAACATATGTCAGAAGTTGTTAAAAAATCATCAAAATCAACACCTTGGATTCTTTTAGTTTGTACTGGTGCAGGAAATACAGTTCAAGGTGGAGCAGATATTTGGGTAAATAATTTTTTAAAGGAAGTATGGACAAAACTACCAAATAAAAGAAGATATAGATTGTTAATTGATTCAAAAAGACCTAGTAATTTTAAAGAAGAATCACTTCCACCTGGTCTAAGATTTCACTTTCACTATGATGACCCATCTATTACTGAACAATGGGGTAGAGAATCAAATTGGGTTCATTTCTTACATCCTCATTATCACATGAGAGAACATTTATGGAAGTTTGAAGATATATTTGGTATTTGTTTCGTACATGCATATCCAAAAGATATGAAAGAGATATGGAAATATCTACCAGAATTAGATAGATTACAATTTCAAACAAAAGTTGATGAAAAGTGGTATAGTGAATTTTTATTAACTTGTAAAAGAAGAATTTGGATAGGTTTAAATAGTTCTCAATTATTATCAGATTTTCCAAACTATACTTATTATTTACCAAACTATTATGAATTCAGAGGTCCTGCTTCATTAACTCCAAACGTTAATAATGGAACAGTTGGTTATGCTGCTAGAGCTGAAACTAGAAAGTGTTTACATTGGATGCATGGTATAGATAAAGGATATGCATTGACCGGTCAGTTTGATGTAAAAAATTTAAGAGATACCACACGATATCAAATGCCTTCAGTAGATATTTACCAATGGGACCCAAAAATAAAGAATGCTTTTTTCACAAAAAATTGGGGTATTTTTCATGGAGCATCTTTTAGAGAACCATTTGGATATAGTATCTTTGAGGCGGTTGATTATGGAAAATTACCAATAATTAATAAAGATTGGGCACCCGAATTAGATTACAAATATAGAGCATCTACTAAAAACGAATTTGATAAATGTATCAAACAAATCTTACGAGATTCTCACCAAGAACGTTCAATTGAAAGAGATAAATTAATAGGATTCATGAAACGATTCGATAATAAAAAAGAATGGGCAGATAATGTCCGAACTCAAATACTTTCTTTTTGGTAATTTATTTTACGTTTTATATATTTTTATATATTTATATACAAGGGGGTAGGGGGTTAAGCTTTATAACTATAAACACTAAATGAATATTCTTAATTTAAATTATATAAAAGATTTTATAACCAATAACTTATATACTAAGAAAGCTGAAGATGGTCGTGAATATACTGAACATTCTCCACTAGCATATAGATGGACACATGGTGCTACTGAATTTAGTATGGGAGATGGTTTGTTGGTGTATAGTGTTATTCATTATCTTCGTGCAAAAGTATGTGTATGTTTAGGGAGTGGTGGTGGATTCATTCCACGAATCATGACACAATCAAGAATTGATTTATATGATGCCGGAATCTTCGAAGGAAATAGAGATTATAATTGGGGAGATATCGGTGTTACTTTTTTAGTAGATGCCGCAAATGGAGTTGGAGGTAATGTAGATTGGTTAGAAGAAAATTCCTATCTAAGAAAAAAGTTTTTTCCAAGAATTATAAATGAAACTACTGAAAATGCTTATTATAACTTTTTTGTAAAAGAAGATATAAAAATTGACTACCTTCATATAGATGCCGGTCATACATACGAGGATGTAAAACTTGATTTTGAATTATATTCCAAATTACTCTCACCTCATGGAATAATATCAATACACGATACTGATGATTCATTCGAAAAAGAATATATTATAACAAAAGATATCACAGACCAAAATCATCACGATGAATTTGCAGAAGGACCTTCAAAATTAATTAAAGAATTAAAAGAAGATAAAGATTGGGAGGTTTTTAACTTTTTTAACAATGGTATATTTAAATCTAAACCATCTTCTACCGGTTTAACATTCATACAAAAATGCAAAAAATAAATTTGGTTACGATAGTAGGACACAATACTACTTTGCTTCCCCATATGATAAAACACTACGAATCGATAGTAGATGAAATCTTCGTTGTAGTGTACAGACAGAGTGAAGATGATGGAATACTTGAAGAAGTAAAGAAGTGTGGTGTAGAACCTTATATGGTTGTTACAGAACCTAAATTTCATTGGGAGAAGGTAACTGAATTATACAACAAAGTAAAACAAACAAAACCAAATGAATGGTGGGTGGTTTCGGACGACGATGAGTTTCACATATATCCAATTCCATTACGAACAATGATTCAACGATGTGAAGAAAATGGTTGGACATTTATTACTGGTGGATTTTTGGATAGAATAGGTGTGAATGGGGAATTCCCAAATATATCGAAAGATAGTGATATATGGAAAGAGTTCCCTAATGTTGGATTTTTTAGAAATCCATTGAGTGGTGCATGTCCAAATAAGGTTTGTGTAATGAAAGGTTCAGTTAATGTTACCGCAGGACAACACTATGTTGATTTAGGAGATGGTAAAAATACTTGGGGATATGGAAGTATATTTCATCCACAACGATACCCAATTGGACACATAAACAAAAAAAATATTTTAGAAGATGGTAGTGGGTTTGTACAAGTTCATCACTTCAAATGGGATTCTACTGTGTTGGATAGGTTAAAAGAAGTATCGAATACAAAAGAAGATTATACATTTTGGAAAGAATATAAAAAAATGTATAGAGCAATACAATTAAATGATTATAAGATTGATATATCTGATAAAGAATTTTACATACAAGATTCAGAAGATAATTTACATTCATCTTATAAACATTGGGATACGATAACAAAAAAGGTTATTAGAATATGAGTGATAAATTAGCAATAATCGTTCCATATAGAGATAGAGAAGAACATTTAAATACATTTGTTCCTCATATGCATGAATTCTTAGATGGTAAAGGAATTGATTATGATATTTTTATAGCTGAACAAGCAGATGATAGACCATTTAATTATGGAAAACTATGTAATGCTGTTGTTAAGGAAATAGATGCAGAATATAACTATTTTTGTTTCCACGATATTGATATGTTACCAATGACAGATGAATGTGATTATTCTTATGTTGATGAACCAACTCATTTAGCAAATGATGTTGAGGCTCATAATGGTGAACTACCCTATCCTCAATATATGGGTGGTGTTTTGTTAATTAATAGAGAAGATTTTGAAAATTCAAATGGTTACTCACCAGAATACTATGGTTATGGTTTTAGTGATTTAGATTTATTATATAGATTAGAAAAAAGTGATGCATATCTTGAAGTATATTATGATTTAAACAAAACATATTCAAAATATAATAATGATGATATCCTACCATATAGAATTGAAGATGTTGATTTGAGCAATAATCCAAAAAAACAAACACTAAATTTAGTTGAAATCGAAAAAGATACTAGATTCTATGGTGTTATAAATAAATTAACCCAAAACGATATAGAAAAACAGTTTACAATATCATTATGGTTTAAAGATAATGGAGGTGATTATCCTAAAAACTTATTTGCGTTTGAAGGATGTGATTCTGGTCTATTTTTATCAGATGGTAAATACTTAATAGGTCAAATATGGGATACAAAAGAAAAACACCAAGAGATAAGTCAAACTTATTATAAAAACACATGGAATCATGCAGTTTTTTCTTTTGATGATGATAAAATATCATTATATCTTAATAATATTAAAGTTAGTGGTAACTTACCAAAAGATTTTAAATTATACGATTATAAAAATCATTCAATTAAAATATCAGATACAAATTCTGAAATTAAACTAGCAGATATCTTTTGTATTTCTAGTAAAATAAATGATGATATCGTATCTGACCTATATTATAATGGAAAATCTAACCTTGATTTATTAAAAAATAAATATGGTATTGTATTGAGTAACTTTTTTAACTTTGATAAGTTATATAAAAATAGGGTGGTATTAGATTCAGGTAAGAATTACAATCATTTAAATATTGAAGGTAGTAATTTTAATTTATCAAATGAAGAAATATACCTAACAGATGAAATTTCCATACCAGTTAGATTGGATGGTAAGTACAAGTCATTAGTACACGATGATGATGAAAATATTATTGAAAAATATTATGAATATGACCCTGATATTGAAGAGAATGCTGATATTTTCTTTAACGAAGTGTTAACAGATGAACTTGATTATAAAAAAATTGGATTATCTACATTAAAATATAAAATAATGGATATCCAAGATAGAAGTGAATATAAATTAGTAAGAATAATAACTTAATATTATGGCAGATAAAGATAATAACTTTGAAGAAAGAAAAGTTGAGGCCTATGAAAAGATGGCTAAGGCTTTTGGAAGAATCGCAGATGCCCTCGAAGAACGAAATGATTACAACGAGGATGTTGGACTAGTAGAATGGTCTGAAAGATTAGAGTGGTATTTGAATGAATTTTTTCAAATTTTCAAAACAAGAACAAAAGGAAGTATAAACAGACCCGAAAGAGGAAGTGAGAGAATCCAAGAGAACAAAGAGACTCAAGGAGAAGAAGATAACTCATAAACTTGGTATAATAGTTCCATATAGAGATAGAGAACAACAACTGAAAAGGTTCTTATCTCATATGAAAGATTATATTAAGGATATTGATTATGAAATCTTCATCGTTGAACAGACAGATGATAAACCTTTTAATAGAGGTAAACTTCTGAATGCAGGATATAAGTATGCCGTTGATAAAGGGTGTGATTATTTTGTATTTCATGATGTTGATATGTTACCAGAAGATGTAGATTACTCATATTCAGATAAACCTTTACATTTAGCAACTCATTTACAAGAACACGATTACGAAACAACATTCTTTGATTACTTTGGTGGAGTAACAATGTTTACCAAAGAAGATTTTAAAACTATCAATGGATTCTCCAATGAATATTGGGGATGGGGATTCGAAGATGATGATTTATTGATAAGATGTATTCAAGCAGGATTGGATATTGACAAAGAAGTGTTTGGTAATTCCAATGTAAGTGAAATTCATTCATTCAAATTAGATGGTGATAGAAGTTATATAAAAATTTCAACAAAAGATTCTATTTTATTGGAAGATGATTTCACTATTTCAGTTTTAGTAAAACCAGAAGAAATAAAATTAAGTAAAAATAAAGATTATGATGAATTCCCAATATTATCTATACCAGGCTACAACATTGGATTATTTTACAATTCCTTTCGTAGATACTTTTGTCAGACTTATGATTTGAATAAAAAAGCATATTCAATATCTTCTGATATAATGGGTGAAGCATGGACACATCTAACAATGACATATGAAGATAATAAATTTATTTCATTTTACGTCAATGGTGAATTGATTGAAAAAATAGAAATGGATACTGAAATTTTACAATTATCAACTGATGAGATATTTGTAGGTGCACCTAATAGTAAAAAAACAAACAAAGAATTTTTAATTGGAAAAGTTGGTGTAGTTGAAATATATGATGTTGGATTAGATTCAAACGAAGTTAAATCAATATACGAAAATCCAACAACACCCAAAATAAGAAATTTTGATAACTTCATATCATCAGAATTTTTATTATGTCAGATATTACCAGAATTTTCTAAAAAAGAAGAATGTATTGATATAGCTCAGCAGAATAACATAAAATTATACAATACATATTTATACAAGGGTATAGAATCTTTTAAATCATATCTACCAAAACCACATAGAAGAGAAAGTAGATTTAAATCTTTAAAACATAAATCAAATTCATCTATTGGAAATAAGTGGATACATTCTGATACTAGAAAAAATCAAATTAGATTTTATAATGAAGTTAGAGAAGATTTTGATAATTATAAAATTGAAGGTTTAAATACTCTAAGATTTAAAGAAAAAAAAGTATCAAAAAAGAAACTAGTTAATATGATAAAAATCAGTTTATGATAGACCATAGAGGACAGTTATATGATTTTAGAGAACAACTAGATGATGTTGGTTGTGGATTTTGTTTAGCAAAATGGACTCAAGTTACAATACATCTTCAAACAGGTGAAACACACTCGTGTCATCACCCCATTCCACATAAAATTCCATTAAGAGAATTAAAAAGAAACCCAACCGCACTTCACAACACAAGACACAAGAAGAAGCAAAGAAAAATGATGCTTAACAACGAAAGACCACCAGAGTGTGATTATTGTTGGAAGGTTGAAGATAGTGGACCTGAGTTTTCTGATAGACACTATAAATCATTTGAACCTTGGTCTAAACCACATTTTGATAAAATCAAAGAATTGGGTTGGAGAGAAAACTACAATCCAAAATATGTTGAAGTTGCCTTCTCAAATGCTTGTAATTTTAAGTGTTCTTATTGTGGTCCTCAATATTCATCAAAGTGGGTAGAGGAAATAAAACAACATGGTGCATACCCAACATCAGATAACTTTGGAAACTTAGAATGGTTACAAGAAAATGGTAAAATGCCATATAAACATTCTGAAGCAAACCCATATGTAGATGCATTTTGGGAGTGGTGGCCAGATTTGTATAAAGATATGGATACTTTTAGAATAACGGGTGGTGAACCAACAATGTCACCTGATTTTTGGAGGGTAGTAGAACACATTCTTACAACAGATAATCCAAACACTAATTTAAAACTTTCTATAAACACAAACTTAGGTATACCTGATAAAATATACGATAAGTTCTTAGCAAAAATGATTGAATTAGAAGAAAGTGGAAGAATAAAAGAACTTACAGTATTTACATCAGTAGATACTTTTGGAGAACAAGCAGAATATGCACGAAATGGATTAGATTTCCCTATTTGGCAAAAAAGAGTTGATGAACTTCTTTCAAAAACAACAAAATTATCAATAGCTATAATGTCAACCTTCAACGCACTATCAATTTTACGTTATGGTGAACTTTTAGAGTGGGTTTTTGAAATGAAAACACTACACAACTCACCAGATAGATATTGGGTAACTGCCCTAACATTAGATTCTGCGTATTTAAGATACCCACACCATCAAACTGTTAAAATACTACCAAGAGAGTTTAAAGAAAGATTAGAAGAGTTTGTAACTCAAGCAGAAACAATGCATACGGTTAAACCTTTATGGGAAATTGAAGATTGGAAAGACCATTACTTAGGATTTACTCAAATTGAAATTGGAAAAATAAAAAGAATTATTGATTGGTTTGACGAAGAAGTGGATGAAGAAACACTTAAGAGGACTCGTAGAGATTTTTACAATTTTATTTCTGCACACGATAAACGTAGAGGAACTAATTTCCACGAAACATTTCCAGAGTTAGTTGACTTTTTTAATCAATGTAAAAAACTAAATGAAGAATTTTTACAATGATATTAGAAACCAACTCGATGAAGTTTCAACTAGTTTCTGTTTAGCAAAGTGGTCTCAATTAACACTTTACCTACAAAATGGTTATAACCATTCGTGTCATCACCCAACCCCTCACAAAATACCTCTAAGAGAGTTAGAAAAGAACCATAAAGCCTTACATAATACAAAGTATAAGAAAAGGCAGATGAAACAGATGTTGAAAGGTCAACGTCCTTCTGAATGTGAGTATTGTTGGAAGATAGAAGATTTGGGTAAAGAGTATATTTCAGATAGAATATACAAATCAGCAAACTCATTTTCTCAAGTAAAGAAAGATGAGATATTAGAAAAACGAACACAAGATATTGAACCAAGTTATTTGGAAGTTTCGTTTTCAAGTACTTGTAATATGAAATGTGCATATTGTTCACCTGATATATCATCCACATGGATGGAAGAGGTGGAAAAATTTGGAGGGTATCCTACATCTACAAAATATAATGATATAAATTATTTTAAAGATAATTTAAAAATACCATATAAAAAATCAGAACACAATCCTTATGTTGAAGCCTTTTGGAAATGGTGGCCAGAACTTTATCCAAAGTTACACACATTAAGAATTACAGGTGGTGAGCCACTTTTATCAAAAGATACTTGGAAAGTAATGGATGAGTTAATTGAAAATCCAAATCCAAATTTAATTTTTTCAATAAACACGAATCTTATGATACCTGATATGTTGATTGATAAATTAATTGATAAACTAAATAAGTTAGATGGTAAAGTAAAAGAATTACAATTATTTACAAGTGGAGAAGCAACTGGTAAACATAATGAATACATTAGATTCGGAACTATTCAAGAAAAATGGGAAAAAAACTGTGAAAAGGTTTTATCTAATGTTAAAAATGTTTTATTTTCAATAATGACTACTGTAAATTTAACAAGTGTTGTAAGTTATGATGATTTTATTAGATATATTTTAAAATTACGTTCAAAATATATTAATGATGTAGATTTCAATAAAGTTCAGTTTATGACAAACTATTTAAGATATCCAGAGTTTTTATCAATCCAAAATCTTGATGATGAAACAAAAAGTACATTTCAAAAAAACATTAATAATCTTATTAACTCAAGTAAAAATTCTAATTGGGAATCTGATACATTTTTAACAGAAGAACAAATCAATCAATTAGAAAGACTTGTAGAATATATGAATATAAAACCAGAATCTGATAAACTTAATAGAAATAGAAAAGATTTCTATTTATTTACAGAAGAATATGATAAAAGAAGAAAATTAAATTTTGAAGAAATTTTTCCACAATTAACTAAATTTTATAAGTTATGTCAACCTCACATTTAGTAGAAACTAAAAATGTTATAGATTCAATATCTAAATCCTTTTGTGCAGCAAAATGGTATAATGTATCGATATGGTTAGGTAATGGTAGAACCGCATCCTGTCATCATCCACTCGCACATTCAATCCCAAGACCCGAATTAGATAAAGATAAATCTGCACTACACAATACACAGTTCAAAAAAGAACAACGTAAAAAAATGTTAGAAGGAGAAAGACCAGCAGAATGTTCTTATTGTTGGAGAGTAGAAGATGCTGCAACAAAAGAAAGTGGAATATTTTCAGATAGGGTTTACCAAACACAAAGATACACCAAAGAAGAAATATTAGCAATTAAAAATATGCCTTGGGATGCTAATGTAATTCCAAAAACAGTTGAATTGGCATTTGATAATTTATGTAATCTTGCTTGTTCATATTGTAACGCTGAATTTTCATCAACGTGGAATACTGATATTACTTCAAAAGGCCCATATCAAAACATGAAAACATCAGGTGGACATACCTTCAAAAATACTGGTCATCATGCAATGCCGTATGGTTCTAAAAATCAAAGAAATCCATATATTTCAAAATTTTATGAATGGTTTAAAGAGATTAGACATGGATTACATGAATTACGCGTATCTGGAGGAGAACCATTGCGTTCCCCTTCATTTTGGCAATTACTTGAAATATGTGATAATGAAACATTTGACTTTTCAATAAATTCAAATCTTATAATGGATGATGCTAGAATAAGTACCTTAATAGATGCTGGTAAAAACTTTAAATCGTTTGATGTTTACACCTCAGCAGAATGTATTGGTAAAAACCAAGAGTTTGTACGAGATGGATTTGAGTGGGATACATGGGAAAAAAATATGTTTAGATTACATGATTCTGAAAACATTCGTTCAGTTCATATAATGATGACAATATCAGCACTATCTATTTGGTCAATAGCTGAGTTTATGGATAAAATTATAGATTGGAGAAAAAAGTTTGTAAATAAAGAAGAATTTTTTATGTCTGTAAATATTCTAAGATTCCCATCATTTCAATCAATTAATATTATTTCACAAGAAGTAAAAAATCAATTGGCAGATAAAATTGAAGAAGCATTAAATAGAAACAAAGAATATATGATTGGTTGGGAGGAAAATCAATTTAAACGAGTTATAGAATATTTAAGAAAAGTAGATACTTCATATGAAGATACCGATACGTTTGAAAATAAACACCATGATTTCAAAAACTTCGTAGAACAATATGCAGTAAGAAGAAAAATGCCAATAGATGAATATATGCCAACAGAATTTATAGATTGGTTTAAAACGTTAAAAACAATTGAAAAGGTAGAAGATAATGGATAATCAGAAATTAGAAAATCCTGGAGATAAAGTATCTAAATCGTTTTGTGTATTACCTTGGATACATTTAAATACATGGCCTAATGGTAATGTGTATCCTTGTTGTCTTACTGATTGGAGAGAAGAAGTTGGAAATCTAAAAGATAATACTTTAGAAGAAATATGGAACAATGATTCAATGAAATCCATTCGTAAAGATATGCTGAGTGGAGAGAAACACAATAGTTGTAGAAAGTGTTATCAACAAGAAGAAAATGGATTAGATTCAACGAGAACCTCTTCAAATCGTTGGTTTGAGAAACATATTCCAACATTAACAGATAACACTTCTGAAGATGGTCATAATGATGATTTCAAATTACTTTATTGGGATTTTAGATTCTCAAATCTATGTAATATGAAGTGTAGAATGTGTGGTTCATTTTTATCTTCTAAATGGTATGAGGATGAAGTAAAACTATATGGGGGTTCTCCATTACCAAAGGCAATTATTAATATAAATGATTATTCTAAAAAAGACATAAACCTTTACTTAGATGAATTTGTTCGTAGTGTAGAAGAAATATATTTTGCAGGAGGTGAACCGCTTTTAATGGAGGAACATTATTACATATTACAAAAACTTGTTGAAGTAGGAAATACAAATTTAAGATTACGATATAATACAAATTTAGGATATCTTAAATTTAAACAATATGATAATTTAGAATTGTGGAAACCATTTATAGAACAAGATTATGGTAATGTAACAATATTTGCATCAATAGATGGATATGGTGACAGTGCAGAATATTCTCGTAAAGGTACAAAGTGGAATGTTATTGAAGATAATATAAAAAAATGTTTAGATGCAAACATAAATTTTCATGTATCATGTACAACTAACATATTTAACGTATTACAGATACCAGATTTTATTGAACATATGAAAAGTTTGGGTGTACCTCATTTTAATATCCATCTTAACAATGTATTAACAAATCCTCATCACTATCATATCAATATTTTACCAGATTCATTAAAACAAGAAGTTAAGAAAAGATATATAAGACATTTAAAATCATTAGATGATGAAAATGCAAATGAATTAAGACCTAAATATGAAAGTATTTTTAATTTCTTAGATGAACCCTTGGCACAAACACAAGACCAAGTTGAAAAAGCATTAAAATATACAACAGAATTATTGGATGATGGTAGAGAAGAAAAATTTAGATTTGTAGACATAAACCCAGAGTATGCAGAATGGTACAACGCCATTCCACATGATAAAGGGTTATCAATGAATAAACTTTACTAATGGAAGAAACAAGATTTTTATGTGATTTACCTTGGAAACACATTAGTGTTCATCCACATGGAGTTTGTTCTGTTTGTTGTGTATCTAATCACGCACATGGCCAATCTGCTGCATCAAATATTTTATCTGATGGTGGGTATGAAAAAATAAACATTCGTGAAGGAATTCCAGCAATTGTAAATTCTGATTCATTTAAAGAAATCAGAAAGCAAATGGTAAATGGTGAAGTTCCACCAGCGTGTAAAACTTGTCATGATGTAGAATTAGCAGGTGGTAAAAGTAAAAGACAGAAAGATTCATTTTATATGACTGATGTTGATAAATCCACAAAAGAAGATGGAACTATTTCAATTGATTTACGAAATGTAGAAATTAGATTAGGTAACTATTGTAATTTAAAATGTAGAAGTTGTAATGCAGAATCATCAACGAGTTGGATTACTGATTATATGAAATTGAAAGATGAGGTAAATTTTCCAAGTAATTATGATGAGTTACAAGAAAAAAAATATACTAACTATGATTGGGTAGAAGATGAAACTTTTTATGATGCACTAATATCACATTCTCCAATGATAGACCAATTACATATTAGTGGTGGAGAACCATTTTTAGTTCCAAAACACTTTAAGTTATTGGATAGATTAATTGAAGATGGATTAGCAAGTAGAATGAAAATATTTTATATCACAAATGCTAATTATGATTTTGAAAAGATAAAACCAGCATTAGAAAAATTAAAACATTTTCAATTTGTTGGTATTTCAATATCAGTAGATGATTTTGGTGATAGAAATGATTATATTAGAAAAAATGCAAACTTTAAATTAACAATAGATAATATAAAGAAATTTATTACTCAATATAATGACCATAATTTTTACTATACTATTACACAAACATTAAGTTCTTTTAATTTTCTTTATATGGAAGAACTTACTCAGTATTTAGTAAAACGTGGTATATTCAACTTAGATGGAAGTGGTTTGATTAGGAGAGTAATTTCAAATCACGTTCATGCACCCGAATACCAATCAGCAAATATCATTCCAAAAAAAGATAGACAAGAAAAATTGGATTCTATTAAAGGATTATTATCAGATGAGTTTTATGAGGATGTTTATGGTAGATATTATAATGCAGATTACAATGGTGAACGAGAAACGTTTATTGATACTACTGAAAGAGTAGATAGATTTAGAAAAGAAAAATGGAAAGATATATTTCCTGAATTATATCAATCATTAAATCCTATATTATGAAAGAAACACCAGAAATAGGAATCATTTGTGGTAACTTCGATGTTTTACATCCAGGTTATCTAAAAATGTTTCAAGAAATAGAAAATAATTGTGAAAAATTATTTATACTATTACATGATGACCCAACTATTGAAAGACCTGAAAAGAAAAAACCAATTCTTTCGGTAGATGAAAGAAGGGAAATGTTAAAACAGTTTACATGGTATCACACAATACTTACCTATAATACAGAAGAAGAACTTTTATTTTTAATTAAAAGTATAAATCCTGATGTAAGATTCTTAGGAGATGATTATGTAGATAAAGATTACACAGGAAAAGAAATTGGTACTCTTATTCATTGGATAGACCGTTCTCATGGATGGAGTACAACAAAATTCAAACAAGCAATTGCAGATTCAATATGAAACTAGGAGTTTGTGTACCATATAGAAACAGAGAAGCCCATCTAAAGGAGTTTGTACCAAGAATTGGTAAATTTCTTGAAGAAAGGGGTATCGACTATTGTATGTATTTTGGTCACCAAACAGATGATAAGTTATTTAACAGAGGTGCAATGAAAAATATTGCTGCAGAACAAGCATTCAAGGATGGTTGTGATTATATTGTTTGGCATGATATCGATATGGTACCAGAAGAAGGATGTGATTATTCCTACCCTACTGAAAAACCAAGACATATTGCAACTCAAATTTCACAAATGAACTATGAACTAAAATATGAAGAATATTTTGGTGGAGCAATTTTATTTTCAAAAGAGCAAGTAATGAATACTAATGGATACTCTAATGATTATTGGGATTGGGGTATGGAAGATGATGATTTGTTTTGGAGATGTGTATTAGAAGGTTATGCAGATGATACTTACATGGATTTTGATGGTAAAGATATGGAATTTTTAAGATTTGATGGTAATTCATCTTATGTAGAAATACCAACATCAAGAAAACTTAGAAATGTTACTACAAGAGAACATACTGTTTCTGTTTTAGTACGAGCACAACAACAAGAAGATAAAGTTCCTATTTACTTGATTGGTGATGAAGATAGGAGATTTGTAGAATACCCCATATTCAGACGACCAGGATATGATTGGGGATTATCTTATAATAACTCAAGAGCGTACACAGCTCAACTTTGGAACAATAAAGGAAATCATTTATATCAATGGATGAAACGCTACGAAGGATTATGGGCATGGGTTACTTTAGTTGTAGATGATGGTAAAGTTCATTTATATATGAATGGAAAAGAATCTGATGCTAGATGGGGTACTGGTACTAAATCACCTCAATATTTTGAAGGACATTTAAAGAGATATGGAAATACTCCATATTATTTAGGAACAACAACATCAGTTGAAGATAATGATGTATCTAAATGGTTTAAAGGAGATATAGCAGATGTAAAGATGTGGGATAGACCACTATCAAAAGAAGAAGTAGAAAATCTTTCGAAAAAACCGACAGATGATGGATTGGTATTTCACATGAATTTTAAAAAAGGTAAAGCAATTGATTTAATTGATGAAGTGGAAGGTAAAATAAATAACTGTGAATATATAAAAGAAGATATTAACATCCCATACACAACAGTACCACACAGAGTACCTGGTAGAATGTTTTGTTTAGAACATGAAGATGAAGGATTAATTGATGGTAAGTGGAAAAAGGGAGAAACAACCGCAAGAAACGAAAGAAGATATATAAGACAAATGCAACAAGGTGATTGGGATTATAAATCCGATGGTATGAATTCTTTAAAGTATGAATTAGTTAGTATTGAAGAAATATCACCAAAAGCAAAGATGGTAAATGTAAAATTATGAGAGATTTTACAAAGTTTTACGTTGTGTATGATTTTTTAACACCAAATGGATATGTACCATTTAATTATCAAAAAGAAAATTTATCAAATATACTAAAAAATACAATTACTGATAAAAAATCATTCAAAGAAAAATATCCAAACCATAAAAAAACATTAACACATCGACTAACATCCCAAATGTTAAATGATAATTCAAATACATTTTTGATTGTTGTAAAAAATAAAAGAAAATCAATTTTAGATGGAATTGATTTAAATAAAATACTTTCAAAAAAATTAAAAGAATATATTGAAATATTTGATAATTTTAAAATTATAGAATCATAATGGATTTAAGATGTGTACATTCTTATAGTGGATTACGAGTAGCAAATGGTGGTTATATCACCCCATGTTGTTATTACGATGAATCTAAACCATTCAAAGATACAAAAGGAAATATCATAAAAACCGATACACACACTTTTGAAGAAATGATGCACAGTCCTGATAGGAAACAACTTATTGAGGATTTGGAAAATGGGATTAAACACGATGGGTGTAAACGATGTTGGGTAGATGAAAAAAATTCAAATAAAAGTAAAAGAATAAATGATAATGAACGATTTCATATAGATGATTCTATTAAATTAAAATTTTTAGAACTAAATCTTGGTAATACTTGTAATCTTGCTTGTAGAATGTGTTCAGTTGGTGCATCAATTAAATGGTTTGATGAACATAGAATACTACATGATGATAGTGGTGGTCATTCTGATGATAATGTTTATAAAGAATGGGTAAAAACTTATTATAAATCATATGATGATTCTTCAATTTTTTGGAATGAGATTGAAGAGAACCTATCCGAGATAACACACATTGATATGTACGGTGGAGAACCAATGTTGATAAAAAAACAATGGGAAACTCTAAAAAAATCGATAGAACTTGGATATTCTAAAAATCAAGAACTACATTTTAATACAAATGGTACAATATTTAGAGAAGAATATATTGATATACTTAAACAATTTAAAAGAGTAGTTATTTCATTCTCTATTGATGCTACTAAAGATAGGTTTAATTATATAAGACACCATGGAGATTGGAATCAAGTAAAATCTAATATTGAAAACTGGTTAAAATACAAATCAGATAAAATTGATTTTGACGTTGCAGTTACAGTTACAAATTTAAGTATATTTTATTTAGATGAATTAGTAGATTGGTGTTTGGACATGAAAATGAATCCATACTTTATTGATGTATCATGGCCTGATTTTTATGCACCATCAAACTTACCAAATGCTGTAAAAAATACGATAAATAAAAAATTTAATATATATTTATATAAGGAATATATTCCACCTCATGTTAAAGATAGTATGTTCGGTGTTTTGAATAGCATGAATTCAAAAGATTTTAATAGAAATTCGTGGGATAACTTTATTTTAAAAAATAAAATTTTAGATAACTCAAGAAATCAATCGTTTTCAAATACATTTAGCGAATTAAATGAATTGATTATTAAAAATACAGTTTTATGACAAAAATACTAATTACTGGTGGTGCAGGTTACTTAGGTTCTGTAATTACAGAAGTATTATTACAAGATTCAAAACAAGTTACAATATTAGATAACATGATGTATAATCAAACATCTGTTATAAACTTTTCACACTATGAAACTTTTAAATTCATTAATGGTGATGTAAGAGATAAAGAATTACTAAAAGAATTAGTATTACAAAATGATGTAATTATTCCACTTGCAGCAATCGTAGGATTTCCTGCTTGTGAAAGAGATAAAGAATTAGCAACACAAATAAATTACGAGCACGTTAAGTTTGTTTGTGATATTGCAAAAGAAAATGATAAAAAGGTGGTTTATCCGAACACAAATAGTGGATATGGGATAGGAGAGAATGGGGTGTGTACTGAAGAAAGTCCACTTAACCCGATTTCCCACTATGGAAAAACCAAAGTTGAGGCAGAAAAAGAGGTTCTTGGGATAGGAGGAATCTCTTTACGTCTTGCTACTGTTTTTGGAACTTCACCAAGAATGAGAATGGATTTATTAGTAAACGAATTTGTTTACAAAGCCCTAACAGATAAATCCATAGTATTATTTGAAAAGAAATTTGTAAGAAACTTCATTCACATCAGAGATGTTGCTTTGGTATTTAGAAGTATGATTGAAGAATATTATCTACATAGTGGTGAAGTGTACAATGTAGGGTTATCAGAAGCAAATCTTACTAAACAACAATTGTGTGAAGCAATACAAGAACAGATACCATCTTTTCAAATTTTCTACAACGATAATTACGAGGACCCTGATAAAAGAGATTATGTAGTATCTAATCAAAAATTAGAATCTAATGCATGGAAACCTCAATATACATTAGAAAAGGGTATAGAAGAGTTAATAAAAACTTACACAATTCTAATATCAGATTTAAGTTCTAAATATAGAAATGATTTTCCACTAGGTTATGGCATTAAATAGAAGTATATTTTATAAAGAAAGAGATTGGAATGATTTCCATTATTACAATGGTTCAGTGCTCAATGAAGTGAAGGTAGTACAACCATCTACTTATTACGAGTTCAGAGGTTCAATATCTACAACATATCATTCAGATTATTATGATAGGTTATTACCTGCAAATGAAAGAAACAAAGGATTACAATTTAAACACGATAGATTTTCAAAATCAAAGTATGGAGTTCTTAGAGGAATGCACTATGATGAGAAAACTTGGAAATTAGTTAGTTGTCCTCATGGTAAAATTTACTTAGTAGTATTGGATGTTAGACCCCATTCAACAACTTATGGAAAATGGGAATCATTTGTACTTTCACCTGAAACTGGTACACAAGTTCTTATACCACCAATGTTTGCAAATGGACATTTTGTTATGGAAGATAATTCAATGTTCTTTTACAAAATGGCATACCAAGGTGAGTACAACGATGAAACCGCACAGAAAACCATTGTGTTTAACGATAAACGATTTAAAATAGATTGGCCAGTACAATCACCAATCTTATCAAAACGAGACAGATATGAACATTAAAAATTTAGATTATCACGAAGATAGATGGGTTGATGGAAATTGGTCAAAACAAGATTTAATTGATTTTGAAAACGATATCATTTCACATTGGGAAAATGGAGAAATCAAAGGACCCATTCATTTATCAAATGGTAATGAAAGTGAACTTATCAAAATATTTAATAAAATTGGTATAGAAGATTGGGTATTTTCAACTTGGAGGTCACATTATCATGCACTTTTACATGGAGTAGAACCTTCAGTATTAAAACAAAAAATATTAGATGGTAAATCTATCACAATTGTAGATAAAGATTCTAAATTTTATTCATCAGCAATTGTAACTGGTACTTTACCAATAGCACTTGGTGTAGCAAAGGCTTTAAAACTTCAAGGTAGTCCAAATAAGGTTTGGGTTTTTTTAGGTGATATGGCATTTGAAAGTGGAATCTTCTATGAAGTTCACAAATATGCGAGAAACTATGATTTACCACTTCACTTTGTTGTGGAAGATAATGGTGTAAGTACAAATACCCCAACATTAGATACATGGGGTGGTATTCAAAGAGAAATACCAAAAGATGTAATCTATTATAAGTATGAATCAAAATTCCCACATTATGGGACAGGCAAATGGGTAGTTTTTTAGGAACAATATTAGTAACAGGTTGTAGTGGGTTAGTTGGTACATATCTAACTCATGGTTTAATAAGACGAGGGTATAGAGTAATTGGAATTGATATAAACTATTCTAAATTTTTACCATCAGAAACAGAATTTCATTTTGAAAGAATGGATATTCGTAATTCAAAAGAATTAGAAGTGTTCTTTGAATATTATAAGTTTGATGGTGTAATTAATGCATTTGGAATTAAAGGTTCACCAATCAGAGCAAAAGAAAAACCATTAGATTTTTTAGAACCATCTATTAAAGGTAATATTAATATAATTGAAAATTGTCATAAACATAATTGTTGGTTGGTTTTCATGAGTTCAGTTGGTGTATATGAACCAGCAGAAGAATTTATAGAAGATACAGTTTGGAAAACACTTCCATCACCAAATGATTGGTTTCCATCTTGGAGTAAAAGAATACCAGAGTTGTATTTAGAAGCATATAAAGTACAACATGGATATGATAAGTGGACAATTGTAAGACCAGCAAATATTTTTGGTGAATATGATAACTTTGGTGAAGGTGCAACTGTAATTGGTGCAACTTGTAGAAAGATTTATGAGGCAACTGATGAAATTGAGGCATGGGGAGATGGAACACCTACAAGAGATTTCATTTATGCAGATGATGTAGCAGAAGGATGTATAAGATGTTATGAAGATAAATTACACATAACTACTAACTTAGGTAGTGGTGAAGAAATATCAATAAAAAGAATGATTGAAACTGTTGCCAAAGCAAGTGGTAAGGAAATAAAAATTAATTGGGATACAACTAAACCTAATGGTGATATGAGAAGAAAAATGTCAACCAAAATTCAAGAAAAATATGAGTTGTTACCAAAACTAGGATTCGAACAAGGAATAAAAAGAACATACAAACATTATGAAAAAAACAGATAAAATATTAGTTACTGGGGCAAGTGGGTTCATAGGTTCAAGACTATTAAAATCGTTATATGAAAATGGTTACACTAACCTAAGGTCAACAAGTTGGTCAAGGGAGTTACGTCAAGATTTCGATGGTTATGAGAATGTTGAACATGTCAATGGGGATTTGAGAGAAGCATCTTTTTGTGATTTAGTATCAAAAGGTGTAGATGTTATCTTTCATTGTGCTGCGAATACGTCTAATGCGTTAGATACCAAGGTGAATCCACTACTCCATGTAACTCCTAATGTTGAAATGAATACAAATCTTATGGAACAGAGTTGGAGAAACAAGGTTCGTAAGTTTATGTTTATTTCTTCTAATACAACTTATCCAGATATTGGTGGAGAATATTGTACTGAAGATATGAATGTACAAACACCAAACATATATCCTGCGTATAAGGCAGTTGGTTGGATGAAAAGATATGGAGAAACTTTATGTGAGTTTTTCTCTAATCAGATTCACGACCCGATGCAATGTGTAATCATTAGACCTTCCAACTCGTTTGGACCGAATGATAAGTTTGATTTCGAAAAGTGTCATGTTACACCAGCAAATATCAGAAAAGTAGCAGATGGATTAAATCCAATCCCACTTTGGGGTGATGGTACTGAAGTAAGAGATGTTATTCATGTAGATGATATGGTAGGTGGATTTATTACAGTTGCAGAGAAAGTAGATAAATACGATATCTATAATGTTTGTTATGGTAAAGGACATACAGTAATGGAAGTTCTTAATCTTATCAAAGAAATTGAAGGTAACGATAATCCAATCGAATTTGTAAACAACAAAGCACCGATGATTCCTACAAGATTATTATCAAATGAAAAATTATTAAAACTCGGTTGGAAACCAAAGTACGATTTAAGAAGTGGATTGGAAGATGCACTAAAATGGTATAAAGAAAACAAAGACCAGTTTGACCCAAATTCAAAACCATAATGGCACAACCAGAATACACACCTTATTTAGATGCTTTAACTGAAGCAATGAAACTTACAATGGAAGATGATAAAACAATATTCATCGGACAACAGATAGTTTATTATGGTAACCCAATGAGTAAAACGATTGAGGGATTACCAAAAGAAAGAATGATAGAAACACCAGTAATGGAAGAAACTCAAATGGGAATGACAATGGGATTGGCAATGACCGGTCATCAAGTTGTTACATTTTATCCAAGATGGGATTTCTTAATTCTTGCTTGTAATCAATTAGTAAACCATTTAGATAAATTAGAAGCAATGTCTGATGGTGAGTGGAAACCAAATGTAATTGTAAGAGTTGGTAAGGGAAGTGATAAACCATTAGACCCAGGCCATCAACACAAAGCAGATTATACAGATGCCTTTGAAAAAATAACTACAAACTGTACAATTACAAAATTAGATAAGATAGAAAAAATAGTACCTGCATATCAACGTGCATTAGATTGGGGTGGAATACATATTATAGTAGAATATCCTGAATTGTACTATGAAAATTAATGATGTATATGATATAATAGGACCACATGGACCTATTCCAAATGGATACAATCCAAATCATTATGATTTATTTGTAAAACATGATTTTGAACAATCTTCAGAATTTTATCAAGATTATCAAGATACTTATGGTGCAATACAAGTAAATAAACCAAGATTATTGAGAGGGCTATTTAAAGGTGAATATTGTATAAATGAAATTACCTATAATAAAGATACAAACACAATAGGTAATTCAGATGAAATATACATCTATACAATAACTGCATTTTCAAATATTTTAGCTACTCTTGGTATGAAAGAATATGAAAATAGTGTATTTTCTAATATATCTTCAACTACATTAGAGTATTTAAATGCAAAAAACTTTTATTTGGTTTTAGAATATCAAATGGAAGGGTATAATGATAGAAATATTTTAGATAAAATATATTTTGAATGTAAAAAACATAAAATAAATCCAACCAGTATAATTTTTATTACAAGTACATTAAATATATCTGAATTACACGATGAATATTTACAACAATTTCCCCAAACCGATAAAATTAAAATTTGTTTATTCAATTGGGCTATTCCATTTAAAAACTTTGAATTAAAAACTGTTTTATATGATAAAATAAAAAATGAAAAATATAAAAAAAGTAGTATAGTAGTAGAGAGTGATTTAAATAAACCAAAAACAAAAAAGTTTTTATGTTTAAATAGAAGATTACGATTTCATAGAATTTTACTTTTATCATTACTTGAAAACGAAAATTTGTTAGAAAATTCTTTCACTTCATATGATATGAATTTAAATCTATTTCCATTTTTTATTGATAAATTAGATGACCATCATTTTAAAAGACAAAGAATATTTTATAATGAAGAATATAAACAAAAAGCAAAAGATGGATATAAAAAACTTTTAAATAATCAAAAAAGAATTGTTGATTATGATAATATTGAATCTCTTGAAGGGTATGGTTGGGAAAGTAAAGATATATACACCAATTCATATTTCAGTATAGTAACTGAAACAGAATTCCAAGATAACACACGATTTATATCAGAAAAGACCATAAAACCAATAATGCAATATCATCCATTTGTTTTGGTAGGTTCTCCATATACACTTAAGGAATTAAAAACATATGGTTTCAAAACATTTAATGATTTTTGGGATGAAAGTTATGATGAAATGGAATCACCCAATGATAGAATGATAGCATTATTTAATTTATGTAAAAATTTAATAAATAAATCTAAAAATGAATGGAATGATATGTATAACGAAATGCTTCCAATTTTAAAACACAATAGAAATTTATTGTTAAAATATGATGAACACTCTGTTAAACAAATTGTTAAGGAAAACTTAATAAAATTGCTTGATAATAATAACCAAACTTATATAAAATTATTCTAATGAATATTCGACTTGTTTTTGATAATATAATAGATGATATAAGGATTCCAAACGCATTACCGCAGTTTATCATAGATGATATGATGCATCATGTAAAATTAAAAGGTCATACTATTCATTCTTATAGACAAAAATATATGATGAATAGTGGATTTCTTCCATATGCATCAAATTGGGATTTATATTTTACTACGCAAGATGTAGATATGACATCAACTTTAAATTTTAATACTGAAGGTTATATTACATCAACAGAGGTAACTTATTTATATTTAATAAACACTGCTGGTAATTTTGAATATGGAATGAATCCAGTTGATGAACAATATAAAGAATTATCTTTAAAAACATCATATATAGAAAATTTATCAGATATAGTTGTAGATTCTCTTAAAACAAAATCAAACTTTTTTTTATATTTTAGAAACCAACAAGAAGGTTTAACATATACTGTATTAGAACAGATATATCACCATTGTAAAGAAAGAGATATTCCACTAGAAAAAATTATAATACAAACCGATAGTGCAATTTTTGATGAATATAAAGAAAAATTTGAAAAAAAATATAATTTTCCATTAAATGTAAAATATTTTATGTATCCTTGGGCACTTCAACTAAGTTCTGAAAATATCGAGGAGTTAACTCAACAAAAAAATATAGTAAATGGTTTTAAACGTAATAGAGAGTATAAAGTAGTATGTCTCAATAAGAGATTAAAAGATTATAGAATTGCCATTATATCTTTTTTACTTGGAAAGAAATATGATAATATGTTTTTATCATATGATATCAATTTTGGCAGAGAGTACAAGTTTATTAAAAATCTAAAGGTTTATAACGGCCAGGATAATATTGATAATTTAATATCAACACTAAGTGAGGGGTATGAAATATTTTTAAGTACACAAAAAAGAATAGCAGATAAAATGGATACTGATTTTGATAAAGTTTATTTTGATGATTATAAAATGTATGAAAATTCATATTTTAGTATTGTAACAGAATCTACATTTTTTAATAACTTAAGATTAACTGAAAAAATTGGAAAACCTATAATAAATTATCATCCTTTTGTAGTTGTAGGACCTGCTAACTTTCTTAAACTATTAAAGTTTTATGGATTTAAAACATTTGGTGAGTTTTGGGATGAAAGTTACGATGATGAAATCCAGCCTCATGAAAGATTTATTAAAATTACTAAAGTTATTGATAATTTGATGAACTTAACAACAAAAGAATGGGATGTTCTTACAAAAAAATTAGAATCGATACTTATTTATAATAGAAATCACTTAGAAACTTTTAAATGTAAAAATGTATCAAAAGAATATTATGAAAATTTACAAAAAATAATAAAAAATCAGTTTAATAACAAATATCACTCAATACTATGTTCGGAATAATAAAAAAAATCAAATTATATTTTGAGAATCGAAGAAAAGAAAAGATTTATAAAAAGAAACTAGAAGAGCTTCGTAAAAGAGACCCCTTTATTTACAAAAATCATTAAACTTACCCTTTTCAATATTTATATACTGACAAGGTGTACCAAATATGAATGAACTTTCCAAATTTCTCGTAGAGAGTATAATGGAGGATGAGAATCCTATTAAAAAAACAGTAGTTATCTATGTGGGTAGGTTTCAACCTATGCACAAAGGACACTATGGTACTTACCAACACCTTGTCAAAAAGTTCGGTAAGGATAATGTATTCGTTGGTACATCTGATAAGGTTGAAAAACCCAAATCACCTTTTAATTTCAAAGAAAAGGTGAAAATTGCAACTACAATGTTTGGAATTCCAAAATCCAAAATATTCAAAGTTAAAAATCCATACAAACCCACAGAGATACTTAAAAAGTTTGATGAAGAAACAACTGCATTTGTAACTGTTGTGGGTATGAAGGATAAAAACCGATTAGGTGGTAAATACTTCCAACCCTATAAGGGAGAACCATCGGTTGGTTATAGAGATGGTGGGTACGTTTATGCTGCACCCCAAAGTGGTGGTGGTATAAGTGGAACTGAAACTCGTAATGGGTTATCAGTTGGTTCGGACGAACAAAAACAAAACTTCTTTAAGAAAAGAGCCTATGGAAAGTTTAATGCAACCATCTTTAAGATGATTACAGATAAACTTGATGAAGGAATTGAAATTTCTAAAGAGATGATAGAAGAGTGGTTAATAAATGAGAGCTCCAAATCAGGCATAGGACAATCAGATGATGGACCAAATGTATTCTTCCCAAACTATGATGTGTTCTCTCGTATAAATGTAGATAGGGCAAAGAGAATTGGATACGAAGTAGTAAATATGATTACTAACAAAGAGTTAGAAGATTATTATGACCATCCGATTTATCCTGATGGACCTGTAAAGGCAGTAACCCCATTCCCAGCAGGTGTACTTGGTACACAAACTGCAACTAACCAAGTGGATATCTATTCAAGTGATGCTTATTCTAAATGGTTTAAGCACGTTACTCGTAAAGCAGCATTAGTTGGTTACGAATTGGTAAAAGGATTGGATACTACTAAAGATACCAAAGATGCATCATTAGATTCTCAAAAAGGTGATAAGAAATCACAAGAAGAATACGAAGCATCTTTAAATGAAAATATAGTATTACCAGTTAAAGTTGGTGATACCATTATGACTGGTAGATTTAAGAACAAAAAGACAGTTATTAAATCAATCGGTAAAGATGAACATGGAATGCCAACAATCAATGGCAGAAAAGTGGTTACCTTTAGAATGGTTAAAGAAGGATTCGTATCAGAACTCGCAGGAACTGCTGTAAAGTGTGAAAAGTGTAATCATTCTTGGGATATTGAATCCGAAGATGATGAAAAATATTTATGTCATTCATGTGGGTGGGATTCTCAGAAACAAGAATATGATTTCGATGCTTTTGATTCATGGCAAGAGAAAATGGGATTATCTGAAGATGTAGATATCGATGAAAGAAGTAAAGGTAAGCTTAGACCAGCAGATTTACTTAGAAGAAAAGCAGCGATGGCAGGTAAACGAGCTCAAATAGCAAGAAGAAGAAAAAGAACTATGATGAGAAAAAAACCTCTTTCTAAATTAAAGAAAATTGCATACAAAAAGGCATATCTACAAGTTTATGATGAATTTAGAGAAGAATTATTTCCAGGTATTGCTAAAAAAGATTTATCTATTCAACAAGCAAAGATAGTTCACAAAAATGTAATGAGAAAAAAAGGAAGAGTTCTTAAAAGAGCAAGATTTAGATTCCTACCTCAATTAAGAGATGCAGAAGCACAGAAGTTTACTAAAAAAGAAGGTGAAATTAAGGAAGAAGTAAATGATTTCTTTTACATGGATTTCAAAAAATATGTTTATAAAAACAGAAAACAAATTAATCAAAAGATAAAAGGATTATCACCAAAACAAAAAAAGAAGTTTTTAGAGTTACTTTGGAAAAAACAAATCGGTAAAGGGTTTGGAAAAGATGCAGATGGTGTAGAATTACACAAAATGTTAAAAAAAGACAAAGTAGTTAAAGAAGGATTAAAGGAATTAGGAATTACAGATTTCAAATCCTTATTTAAAAAGATGCCTTCTGATTTACAAAAGAGAGTGTATAACTTAAAGAACTTTGGACAGAGATTAGATAAACATCCAGAAGGAAATGTTCTCAAACATACAATTATGGTTGTAAATCGTTCAATCAAAGATGATGATATTGATATTGCAATTGCAGCAATGTTCCATGATATAGGAAAAGATGAAACTGCGGGTATTCACCCAAAGAAAGGACACATCACACACTTCGGACACGAGAAAGTATCTGCTTCATTAGTAAAGAAGTATAAAAAGTTTATAGAAGATGTTGGTGGTAACACTGCAAATGTATTTTATATTGTTAAAAACCATATGAAGTACAAACAACTATCTGTAATGACACCAAAAAAGGTAAACAAAGTTAAATCATTCAGAGCTTTCGATAAATTAGGTAAATTTTCTAAACACGATAGAGGTGGATTGGGTGAATCAATACTTACAGAAGGTGGTGCGTATGGACACATGTCTCATCCATTTGATACTGATATCAATTTAACCTTTGGACAACTTAAAGATATCGTAAATCGTGCTTTAGAAGGTACACTTGAGTTCACAAGAGAGAAAACAGATGGTCAAGCACTTGCTATTTCATGGAGAGATGGTAGGTTAGTGGCAGCGAGGAACAAAGGACACCTAAAGAACAGAGGTGAGAACGCTTTAGATATCAAAGGGGTATCGGATAAGTTCCAAGGTAGGGGTGGATTGAGTGATGCATACAATTATGCGATGAAAGACCTCTCAAATGCTATCAAATCGTTATCGGATAAACAAAGAGATAAGATATTCAAACAAGGTGCGTGTTTTATGAATCTTGAAGTGATATACCCAACATCAGTAAACGTTATTCCTTATGGTCAGGCGTTACTTGTGTTCCATGGTACTATGGAATTCAATGAAGAAGGTGTTGCAATTGGTGAAAATGGTGATGCTGCTAGAATATTAGCTGGTATGATTAAACAAGTGAACAAAGATGTACAAGATAGTTACACAATCAAAGGTCCACCTGTTGTAAAATTACCAAAATCACAAGATTTAACTAAAAAACGTAGCAAATACTCATCACAGATATCTAAATTACAAAAAGAATTCAGTTTAAAGGATACCGATGGTGTTGCAAACTACCATCAAGCATGGTGGGAACAATGGGTTGATAAGAACTCACCTTCATCACTTGATAATAAAACCAAAATGGGGTTAGTTAAGAGATGGGCGTTCATGGATAAAGGATTTAGATTAGATAAAAAGAACATTACTGATGAAAAAACATTAGAATGGGCTAAGAAAACAGATAAAGATGACCAAAAGAAGATTGGTAAGAAGAACTTAATGAAGTTTGAACAAATATTCTTAGGTTTAGGTGCAGAAGTATTAGAATTCACTTCATCTGCATTAACAGTTAACCCTGATTCAGCAGTTCGAGATATGAAAAAACGAATTGATAAGACAATAAAAGATGTTAAGAAATCAGGTGACCCAAAAAAGATTGAAAAACTTAAATTAGAACTTGGTAGATTAAAATCTATCGGTGGTTCTAAGAAAATTGTACCAAATGAAGGTATTGTATTCTTATATAAAGGAAATACTTTTAAACTTACAGGTACATTCGCATCGGTAAACCAAATACTTGGTATTTTCTTTTAAATTTATCGGTTTCTTTAATTTTATATATTTATATACAACATTATAACCTAATATGTAACAATGGGTAAAGAATTCAAAAAGAAATATATGCACCCAACTCGTAGAAAGTTGGTTGATATGGTTGAAACAGGTGAGTATGCTAAAAATACTACTGTTGGATATACGAAAGCAAAAGAAACTCGTAAAGTGGGTGATGTTTGGACAGATGACCATAATAGATATGAGAAAAAGGAAGGATATATCCTAAAGACTGGTAAAAACCACGAATCAATCCAAGAGATTCGAAAATATCTTGAAGATAAATCAAAATGTAAAAATTCTGAATGTACTACACTTAAAAAAACTCCTGCAGATAAGAAGCTTATTCAAAAAGGAGGATATTGTTTAGATTGTACTGTTCAAAGAGAACATGAATTAAAAGTAAAGGGAGTATTTACAGAATATTCTAATTACAGAGTGTTTACTCGTATGTTAATTTTTGGAAAAGCTAAATTAGATGAATTAAAACAATCTTTAGCTGATTTAAAAGAAGAATATGAGATGATAGGTTCAGATGGAAAGGTTACTGAAACGTGGAAACTTCCAAAACCAATCGAAGAAGTTCGTGCAGATATAAACGAAATGATAAAAAATGGTCAAAAAGAAATTAAACAATTAGAAAAAGAAAGAAACGAAGTTTTTGATAAGTTACGAAAAGTTAATATGGAACATTACTTATGAAAAAATATATAAAAGAAATAATAATAATTTCGCTTGTAGTTATTATCGCATTACAAAGAGGATGTGGTACTGATTATGGTGATAAAGAAATTGTAAAGGTAGATGGTAAAGATTATGAACTAATCAAACAAGAAACTGATACAATTTACGTTGAAAAAGAAGTACAAGTAACAAAGTATGTACCAAAGTACATTACAAAGGAAGTAATTAAAGAAGTTGAGATACCAGTAGATGTAGATTCACTTGCTATCATTAAAGATTACTTCTCTAAGGTAACTGTAACTGATACTCTAAACCTTGATTATGATTTCCCCAAAGAAGTTACAGATTCTTTAGGTAATAAACCAGCAAGTAGTTTAGGATATGGTATTCTTACTGATGTTATCTCACAAAACAGAATCGAATCAAGAGAAATTGATTGGTTCTTTAAGATTCCAACAGTTTACAATACAACTATCGTAAAAGAACTACCTAAATTAGAATTCTACTATGGATTTGGATTAGGTATGGACCAAACAAATGGATTAAATAACTTTAGTGGTAATCTTTTAGTAAAAACTAAAAAGATGAACATCTATGGTCTAAACATTGGAATGTCAAATCAACTTGGTTTGTATAAACCATTCGTTGGTGGTTCTATGTATTGGAAAATAGGCAAAAAATAAAATGGCTAAACAAAGTTTAAAGGAAATAATAAAAATTGAGTATCAGAAATGTGCTCAAGACCCTATATACTTCATGAAGAAGTACTGTATGATACAACATCCAGTTAGAGGTAAAATTCCTTTTCACTTATATCAGTTTCAAGAAAGAACTTTAAATGAGTTTGCAGAACATAGATACAACATCATTCTTAAATCTCGACAAACGGGTATCTCAACCCTAACCGCGGGATTTTCTCTTTGGAAAATGCTATTCAATCAAGATTTTAATGTATTGGTAATTGCAACTAAACAAGAAGTTGCTAAGAACCTTGTAACGAAGGTTCGTGTGATGAACCAGTACTTACCATCGTGGTTAAAACAAACAACAGTAGAGGATAATAAACTATCTCTAAGATACTCGAACGGTTCTCAGATAAAAGCAACTTCAGCCGCTGGAGATGCTGGTCGTTCTGAAGCACTATCTCTATTAGTATTTGATGAGGCAGCATTTATTGATAAGATTGAAGATATATGGGTATCAGCACAATCTACACTATCGACTGGTGGTAATGCAATCATACTTTCAACACCAAATGGTGTAGGAAACTTCTTTCACAAAACTTGGGTAGGTGCAGAAGAAGAAACAAATACTTTTAACACAATTAGATTACATTGGAGTGTACATCCAGAAAGAGACCAAGATTGGAGAGATGAACAAGAGGTATTATTAGGAAAAAAAGGAGCAGCACAAGAATGTGATTGTGATTTTGTATCTTCGGGTGATACTGTGATTGACCCACAACTTTTAATGTTCTATAAAGAATCATTTGTACAAGAACCTGTTGAAAAGACAGGATTTGATGGAAACTTGTGGAAATGGGAATATCCAAACTATCAGAAATCTTATATGGTAGTTGCGGATGTTGCTCGTGGAGATTCAAGTGACTTTTCAGCTTGTCATGTAATTGATATAGAAGAAGCAGCGCAAGTTGCAGAATATAAAGGTAAATTAGATACAAAAGATTTTGGAAACTTTTTAGTTTCCCTTGCAACTGATTATAACAACGCATTACTTGTAGTTGAGAATGCAAATATTGGTTGGGCAGTTTTACAACAAGTAATTGATAGAGGTTATCAAAATACTTTCTATATGAGTAAGGACTTAAAATATGTAGATACCGAAAATCAATTAAATAACAAATATAATAGACAAGATAGAGGAATGGTTGCTGGATTTAGTACAACATCTAAAACAAGACCTTTAATCATATCTAAATTAGAACAATATATTAGAGAAAAGGATATTACTATTCGTTCATCAAGAACTATCGATGAATTATTTACATTTATATGGAATGGTAATAGAGCAGAAGCTATGAGAGGTTATAATGATGATTTAACAATGTCATTATCAATCGGATTGTGGGTTAGAGATACTGCCCTCCGATTAAGACAAGAAGGAATTGATTTAACAAAACAAGCATTAGGTGGTATTGGAGCACATCAATTGGATGTTGCAGGAATGGGCTTTGGTGGTAATTCAGCGATGGAAGAAAACCCATGGAAAATGAGAGTTGGTGATTCAAATGAAGATTTAACTTGGTTAATTAAATAACTCTATATTTATATATTAGGAGAATAAAATATGATATCATTGCAGGAATTACTTAAAGAAGAAGTACATACAGAAGAATATACTGTGGAAAATTACCATGATATAAAAGAATTTTGTGAATTTATGAAAGAATATAAATCTGATATAAATGAAGCAGAATATCAAGGTAGAACTGTAAAATTAGGTAAACCGATGCAAGGTGATACCAAGAAATTCAAAGTATATGTTAAAAACCCTAAAGGAAATGTTGTCAAAGTAAACTTCGGACATGGAGGAAGTTCCGCAAAGAAATCAGGAGAAAAAACAATGTCTATTCGAAAGAATAATCCAGATGCAAGAAAAGCATTTAGAGCAAGACACAACTGTGATTCACCAGGTCCAAGACACAAAGCAAGATATTGGTCTTGTAGAAAATGGTAATAAATTAATTAATAAAGGTTATAACATAAATTAGGAAAACATGGCAGATACTTCATTTTTTGGGAGGTTAACAAAACTCTTTAGAGCACAAGCAGTAGTTACTATCGATAAAGATGGTAAACGAAAAGTGTTTGATGGTGATGAACGTCAACAAACAAACTTATCTTCTTTAAGAGATAGATACACAAAATTACAGAAATCTTTTTTTGAACAAGCAGGTGGTGCACAATCAATGGCATACCAACAAGTTCGTAGAGAAGTTTTTAGAGATTACGATGCAATGGATAACGACCCGATATTAGCATCGGCTCTTGATATATATGCAGATGAATGTACATTAAAGAACGAATTTGGTGATGTACTTCTTGTTCAATCGGATAATCCAAAAGTACAAGGATTATTAGAAAACTTATTCTACGATATTCTTAATGTAGAGTTTAACCTATGGCCTTGGACAAGAAACTTGGTAAAATATGGAGATTTCTTCTTAGGTTTAGAAGTTGCAGAAGGTAAAGGTATCGTAAATGTTACTCCTCATTCAGTTTACAATACAGAAAGATTAGAAAGAACAGACCCATCGAATCCAAATTCAGTAAAGTTTAAAATTACTGAGGACCCGAATGGAAAAGAAGAATATGAAAACTTTGAAATTGCTCATTTTAGGTTGTTAGCAGATACTAACTGGTTACCATATGGTAAATCTATGATTGAGAATGGAAGAAGATTGTGGAAACAATTATCTCTAATGGAAGATGCTATGTTAATCCATAGAATCATGAGAGCACCTGAAAAAAGAGTTTTCAAAATTGATATTGGTAATATCCCACCAACAGAAGTGGATAACTATATGCAGAGAATCATCAACAAGATGAAGAAAGTTCCTTTCATCGATAGAAATACTGGTGATTACAACTTAAAGTACAATATGCAAAACTTAACAGAAGATTTCTATCTTCCTGTTCGTGGCGGTGATAGTGGTACATCTATTGATAACCTTGCAGGTTTAGAGTACGCAACTATTGATGATATTGATTATTTAAAAAACAAAATGTTTGCAGCATTAAAGATTCCAAAAGCTTATTTAGGATACGAAGAAAATATAAATGGTAAAGCAACTCTTGCTGCAGAAGATGTAAGATTTGCAAGAACGATTGAAAGAATCCAAAGAACACTTATTTCAGAATTATCTAAGATTGCAATAGTTCATTTGTACTCACAAGGAATTCAAGATTTTGAAATGACTAACTTTGAATTAAAACTTGTAAATCCATCTACAATTTACGAACAAGAAAAAGTAAACTTGTGGAGTGAAAAAATTAGATTGGCTCAAGATATTCAAGGATTAAATATGTTATCTAAAGAATGGGTTTACGAAAACATCTTTAAAGTTGCAGATGGTGCTCAAGATGATGAAAGAACAAAAATACTTGATGATATTAAAGATAGATATCGTTATCGTATGATTGAAGATGAGGGTAACGACCCTGCAATGGAATCTGAAGAACCAGATGATATTGAAGAACAAATTGAAAATATCAAACAAGAAATTAAAGATAAAGGTGGAAGGCCTCGTGAAGGTGGAACTTATGGAAAAGATAAACATCCATTAGGTAGAGACCCTTTAGGTGATAAGGAGAGAACATCAAAACGTTCTCGTACTTCTGAGGAAAAAGCGTTGAAAGTTATCAACGGTATATCAGCAAAACGTAAGTATTTACATGAAATGAAGGATATGTTGGATGAATCCAATATCCTCGATAATGATTAAAAATAGTTAATCTTTTATAAATTTATATTTATAATAGAGTAATTTTATAATATTGTAATTGGAAATTATTAAAATGAAAAAAGTAAGACATTCAAAATTCAAGAATACGGGTTTTCTTTTCGAAATACTAACCCGTCAGATTACACTTGAAGTTTTAAATGGTGGTGAAGAAAAAGCTAAAGAAATTGTTAGAGAATTCTTTAGTGGAAAAACTGAACTTGCCAAAGAACTTCGATTGTATAATCTGTTAATAAATGAAAAATATAACTCAGAACTTAAAGCTGAGAAATTTATTGATGCCATATTAGAAGCACATACGAAAATTAATTACTCAAAATTAAAAAGAGAGAAATTCAATCTTGTTAAATCAATAAAAGAAAACTTTGAAATTGATAATCTTTTATCTTCGCCTGTTACCAATTACAAGATTTTAGCATCAGTACATAAATTATTTGAAGGAAAGAAAAATGATATTCTTGATGTAAAAGATATTTTTGATTCTAAACTTACTATCGTTGAACATATTTCCAACTCAATTCCAACTCTTAAACAAAAAGAGGACAGACTCGTTGAAGATTACAAAAAACAAGAAAAGGATTTAAGATTACTTACTTATAAAATTCTTGTAGAAACTTTCAACAAAAAATATACTAACTTAAATGAAATACAAAAAGGATTATTAAGAGAGTATATTAACAACATTACTAACACATCTAAATTTGGTGATTACTTTGAGAAAGAACTTATAAGAACAATTACCGAATTACATGATTTGTATAAAGGAATGAAAGATAAGATTACAAAAATTAAATTGCGTGAAACTATTAATGTTTTGAAAAAACAAAAAATCGGTAAGAAAATTAACGATGACCAGGTTTCCGCTTTAATGATGTCTTATGAGTTAGTAAAGGAAATAAAAAATGTCAATGGAAAAAAACCTTAATAACTTTATTGATGAACTAATTCAAGAAATTGAAAAAGAATTAGATGAAGCAACTGCAACAGGTAATGTGGCAGGTTATAATGTGCCTGGTGCTTTCTCTGATGGTGGTAGAAAAGATAAGAAAAGAAAGAAAAAGATTTCAACTCAATTTGGTATGAAGATAGTTGGTAAGATTGATGAAGATGATATTAATGAAGGATTGGTATCTCCAAAAAGAGGACATGAATATTTTCAACTTACTAAAGATACACCTGTAAAATATATTGCAGGACATTCTGGTTTAGGATTAACATCTCCTGGTGTATTATTAAAAAATATACCTGGATTTATTGATGGTAAAAAAGGTGCATACTTAATTGATTATCATGGTGCACTTTTTTATGTAGATTTAAAAAAGAAAGTTGCTGTTAGATTAGGATATGATTTAAGTAAACAACCTAAGTTAAGATATAAAAGTAATTTTATTGAAGTTGACAAAGCACCAGATTTTTCAGATTGGAAAAAGTATTTAAAAGAATCAGTAAACGAAGCTAAAGTGAAAAGACCTGTTAATCGTTGGTTAGAATTAAAGAACGATGAAACAATGCATCCTCATAAGAAGATGGCAATGGGTTTAAAAGAATTAAAATATCAACTAAGAGAAACTGAGAAATTTTTCAATTGGTATAATAAAATCAAAACTATGAATGAGTTGGATTCCAATCAGTATTGGAAAAGAACAAATAATCATATTTATAAGATAAAGGAGAGATTAATTAATATCGCTCGAACAATACAGGAGATTGAAAAATGAAAATATCAAAAAATAGATTAAAAGAAATCATCAGAGAAACAATGATTGAAGAAAACGAATATCAAGAATTCTTCAAAAAAGCATTGGAAAAAGCTGGAAAATCAATTCCATCTATGTCTGATGAAGAAAAGAAGGCATTCTTTAATAAAATCGATGCTACTTGGAAAGGTAGAGGAGAAAAAAAAGAACAAGTGGCAGAAGAGTTGACCGCAGCTCAGAAAAAACTACCACCAGCACTTCAAAAGGCAATTGAGAAAAAAGAAAAAAAATAAATGACTAAGAGAGAGTTGTACGATATCATCAATGAAGAAATCCAAAATGTAAAATTGGATAGAATCAGCGAAGAAATCACGAATGACGATGAAAAACTTATTCGAGATTTAATTCGACAAGAAGTATCTGCAATTTTCTTTGATTTATTTAAGAAACGTAAAATGTGGGGAGCATAATGAGTAAACTACTAATAGAAACCAGATTATTCGAAGGTAAAGTAAAAGAAGATGATAGTGGAAGAACTATTGTTAAAGGTATTTTACAGAGAGCTGGTGCAGAAAATCAGAATGGTAGAATATATCCAATGGAGATTCTACAAAGAGAAGCTAAGAAGTACGAAACACTTATAAAAGAAAGACGTGCTCTTGGTGAATTAGACCATCCAGATTCTTCAGTAATCAACTTGAAGAACGTATCACACAATGTAAGAGAGATTCATTGGGATAATGATGATTTAGTAGGTACAGTAGAGATACTTCCAACACCGAGTGGTAACATCTTAAAAGAACTACTTAAAGCAGGAATTCTTTTAGGTATATCATCAAGAGGTATGGGTTCAGTAGAACCTTTATCAGGTGGTAAAGTACAAGTAGGTGAAGATTTTGAGTTAATCGGTTGGGATTTTGTTTCTAACCCATCAACACATGGAGCATTTATGACTCCAATGAATGAATCAGTAAATAAACAATTACAAGAACAAGTTGTTTGTGGAGATTACTGTAAAGCTCAAGATATGATGAGAGAAATTATAACAGAATTAAATTAATAAGTTATGGGATTTAGTATTCAAGATTATATGGCCAAAAATACAATTGACCTTGGAACAGTTAAAAAAGCTGTTGGAGATACTCCATTTAAAGGAGGCCACAATGATATTAGAAAAACTAATTATGAAGTTAAGTTAACTGAAGATGGTAAACTTGATTTATACACGCATAAAGAAGAAACAAAAGAATATAAATTTAAAAATAGGAGTTAATTATGGCAATAGGAGATGTAAACCCAACAAAACCAACTCAACCAGTTGAATCAAAGGAAATATCGTTAGGTGGTATAACAAAACCAACAACATCAAGTGGAAAGTCTCCATCTATTGGTGGTAACATAACTGTTTCAAAATAAATTTAAAAAAGGAACTAAAAAGATGATTAAACTATCACAATTTATAAATGAGGCTGAGGTATTTACTGCTACAAGTAAAGAAACTGGTACAACTTCTGTATTCAAAACTAAAGTTGCAAGAGATTCTGCAATCAAAGCGGGTACTCATGAAAAAAGAAAAGATGATAAGGATAGTGCCGTACAAGAACCTGGTAAAAAAGATACTCCTAAAGTAAACATATTTAATAAAGATAAAGATGAACCTAAGAAGGATGGTGGCGAAGATTTATCAACTCCTAATTCAGTAGAAGGAACTGGCCAAGCAAACCCAGAAGTTAACAAGGCAATTCGTAAAGCAGCTCAGAAAGCTGGAATCTCACCAAAAAAAATAGGTAAAGAAGAATACGAAAAGAAAATGGCTCAAGCAGCTGTTGAAGCATTAACTGATTCTAATTTCCATACTGAAGCAAGATGGTTAGTTGCAGATTTAGAAGGTAAACCAGAGTTACGAGAGAAACCAGATTATCCAAAATTCGATGATAAAGATTACGATAAAAAAATGGATGTGGTTAGAGCTAAATATGCTTCTCAATACGCAGATGATGTTGATGATGATGCATATGAATTAGGAATTAAATCATCTCAAGAAGCTGGATGGGGTGGTGCTACTGCAATTGAAGGTTTAGTATTCGATTTAAAAATGAATGGTTCACATAAATTGGCAAATACAATATTAAAATCTTTCAAAGATGCACAACAAAAACAAGAAGGAAGATTAAAAATAGGAAGTTTGATAAGAGGAATATAATTAGGAGAACAAAATGAAATTAACCCAACTACTTAAAGAAAACGAAGAAAGACCTCTTTCTAATGAAGTAAAAAAACACTTCTTAGAAATTGTTTCTACTTACAACAAATACCAAGAATCTATGGATAGAAAATCAGATATCGTAAAGGTAGCTGAAACACTTGGTGGAATTACTGAAGCCGCTAGAACACTTGCTATTAGAGAAGGTGATGATTGGTTCGATAAGCATACAGTTAAGAGAAACATGAGTGAATTGGATAAGTTGGGTAAACAATTCGATAAAGTTGCTCTTGAAGCTAAGGCACTTGACCAAAGAATGGGTGGATTATATGAAGATATGGGACACATTCTTTCAAGGTACTACAAGATTGGCGAAATCACAGAGGACCAGATGAAACAAAGATTAGGTATATCAGAATCTAAAGATGGTGGATGTGGCTGTGGTTGTGGATGTGGTGGTGATAAATCAGTAAACGAACAAGCAGTAACAATCTCTAAAAGAACTGAGAGTGGTAATATCGTAACTCGTATCAAAGAAGAAAACGAATTAAACGAACAAGAAAGAGCTCTTTACGAATTCGGAAAAAAGGTTGAAACCTTAATGGAAAAGAATTGTCCTACCGATGCTGGTAAATGGTCTGCATCTAAAGCAGCAGCAAAAAAGAAATTTGATGTTTATCCTTCTGCCTACGCTAATGGTTGGGCAGCTAAGAACTACAAGGGTAAAGGTGGAACTTGGAAGAAGTGTTAGGAGAAAATATGGAATTTGTATCATTTATAGACACTCGTAAAGGTAAGAAATTACTTAAAGTATTCAAATCACAAAGAGCAGCAAATATGTTCTTGAAAAAGAATATGGATAACATTCTATCTAAGAGTGGTGTTGACTCTATTGGTTCTATGTCTAAAAAAGAATGGGATGATAAAGAAGCAAAATACGCAATTGAATCAGTAAACGAAGATAGAAATTCTAATATGTTCTATGTTCTTTACCAAAAGAAAGGTGTCTTTGGTAAACCTGCAGCAGCTGGATATAAAGATAGAAAAGATGCTGAAAAATTTGCTAAGAGTTTAGGAAATAATCACAACACAATGATTCTTGACAAACAATCAATGAAGAATGTAAAAGGTGTTGATGTAAAAGAAGGTAAGAAAAGATTCAAAAGACAAGATGGTATTGGTAAAGCAAAATACACAGTATCTTATCACGATGGAAAAAAGAAACACAAAGATGGCAGTGATTTCTTTGATATAAAAATCTTCAAGAACAAAAAAGATTTAAGTGATTTCGTTGGAACACTTGCAAAACAAGGATACAAACTAACAAGAGAATCAGTAAACGAAGCTGGTAAGTTAGCAATGGGTATTGCAGCACTAACTGGTACTCGTGGTTCAGCAGTACAAGATTTTATTGATAAGAATAGAATAAACGATAAGAAATTATTCAAAGCTCTTAAGAAAGCAAACCTACAAGGTAGAATCAACTTTGCATCGGCATTGGCTGGTAAACCTAATAATCCAAATGCAAGACTTACTAAAAAACTTTTTGGTGAAAGTAAAAAAGAAGTGATTGCTTTTAGAAAGAAAGCAAAATCTGAAACTGCATTCTACGATATACTTGATAAGATTGAAAGAAAGTATGGTAGAGGGGTATTTGAAAAATGGTTAGATAAATCTCTTAAAGATTTAAAATTAAACCCCAAGAAATACAAAACTTCAGCCGATAAACAAGAAGCACTATATCAAGCAAAACTCTAATATGAAACTACTAGATATTCTTAACGAAATTTCACTTACCCCAAAAGCAGAAGAATTTTTGGATACAATTCAAGTATCTAATAATAAGATAAAAGATTTTCGTGATATTACTGTTGATGCAACTCCAAAAGGAAATTGGAATGTATATTATAAAGGTAAAAGGTTGATGACAGTTAATGGTAAACTATTAGATGATAGAACCATTATGAAGTATAAGTTGGAAAAAAGATGAAACTCCAAAATATCATAGACGAGATATTTGAAGAAACTACAAATGAAGATTTAAGAAACTGGTTCAAATCCAAGTGGGTTAATATCGGTAAAAAAGATAAAAGTGGTAAACATCCCCCATGTGGTACAAGTGGTAAGAAAAAAGGATATGCTAAATGTGTTCCTGCCGCTAAAGCCAAAACTATGAGTAAAAAAGAAAAAGAATCTGCAACTCGTAGAAAAAGAGCAGCACAAAACAAATCTAATCGTGGCGGTTCTCAATCAGCAGGACAAGGTAAAAAACCTATAAATGTTTCTACACACACTAAAGGAAGAAAATCAGGAACTGGCAAGGGTTCTTAAAACTTCAAACGTATATACTTATATAAAACAAAGTTACACTTAAATAAAGGAGAATGAGTAAAATAAAATTAGTTTCTGTTAAAGTAATCAAAGGAGATATTAATAGAGCATTAAAAAAGTATAAGAGAAGAGTAAATGATTCTGGTCATTTATTAGAACTACGAGAAAGAAAAACTTATACTAAACCCACAACAGTTCGTAGAAAAGCAAAACAACAAGCTATTAGAGAACAACAAAAAGAAACCATACTTGGTAAAATTGCCGATGGTGATACTAGTTTAAGGTTTTATACTAAAAAGAAAAAAACAAAACCTAATAATAATCCCAAACCCAAAACCGATAAAAATACAGAACCAAAAAAAACTTTTGGTTTAAAAATGTAATTTTAAATCAATGTGTGACTTAATAGTAACAGGTGATAGTTGGATGTTTGGTAGTGAAATTATCGACCCATCCATTGAAACTCATATTGATGAGTGGGATATATTAAATACTAAGTATCGAGAAAAGCATATATTCCCAACACTATTATCCCAAAAGTTAAATATTAATTTTAAAAAAAATTTATCATTCCCTGCAGATTCAAATGATAAAATATTTAGAAAACTATATAACTATCTTTACAGATACTATATAAAAAATTCTAAATTATCTAAAGATGTATTTGTAGTTGTACAACTTTCATCTTTTGATAGAAGAGATTTTCATTACAAGGGAGAGAATGATGGAGTTGCTACATGGAAAACTATTTGGCCAAATTGGGAACATGATTATCTTGATTTTGCTTTCAATAAATTTGCCGATACCTACTCAAGATTGGTACAATCTGATTTAGATAATTTACGAAGATATCTTGACCAGATACTCGCATTTCAAAATTTTTGTAAAGTATATAAAATACCATATCTAATTGTTCAAGGATTTTATCATACAAATTATTCCCCTAAAATTTTAGAATGGTATGATTCAAAATATATTAATATTTTTAATGAATCTCAATATGAAAGACAAGATGATGAAAACACCCCATATTTTCAAGGAAGTTCAGAACCAGAATTATGGGATGAAGTAGATTCAATAAGATTTATGAATAAGGATTTAGAAAACCATTCTTTACATTCTATTTTAAAAGAAAAGAATGATAGTTCATTATTTTATGATGTACATCCTTCAGAAAAAGGACATGAAGTAATAGCAGAATATATAGAAAACTATATAAAAAAATATAAATTATTATCGTTTAATTAAAAATTGATATATTTATATACAAAATAACCCACCTCTATGTGGGTTCACTTGTTGGTTTATGAATATCCACACATATGTAGGATGAACACAACGACCGACGTTATTAAAACCAAAATTGAAAATCCCTTAATATTTTCACAAATTATAAACGAAAGGTAATTAACAATGTCTAATTCAAAATTATTGAAAGAGGCTATCGCTGATGCAAAAGCTGTTAGAGAAACTGCAATTGCTAATGCTAAGATAGCTTTAGAAGAAGCTTTCACACCACGTTTACAATCTATTCTATCTCAAAAACTCCAAGCCGAAATGGAAGGGGAAGATGAAGAAACAATGGATGAAGAAAACGTAGTTGAGACAACTGATACCGTAGAAGAAGCAACTGAAGAAGTAACAGAAGAAACTGTAACTGAAGAAGAAGTAACTGAAGGTGAAGAAATCTCAGAGGAAGCTGAAGAAGTAACTGAAGGTGAAGATAAAGAAGAAGTTGAGGAATCAACTGAAGTATCTGAATCTGAAGTATCTGAATCCGAAGAAGAAAAAGAAGTTGATGAATCATTATCATTAACTGTAACTGAAACTGAGGAAGAAGATGAAGAAAAAGAAGAAGTATCTGAAGAAGAATCTGAAGAAGAAGTAGAAGAAACTATGGAATCTGAAGAGGAAGAAGATGAACTTGACCTAGAAGCTATCATTAGAGAACTTGAAGAAGAACTTGATGATGAAGAAGAAGGTGAAGTATCTGACATCGCATCTGATGAAATCGAATCTCACGAAGAAGAAATGCATTCTGACGGTGAAGAATCTGAAGAAGAAGAATCTGGTGAAGAGGTTGAAGAATCTAATCACGAAGGTGAAGAATCTGAAGAAGAAGATTTGGATGAAGAAATCGACTTAAACGAAATCCTAAGAGAAATGGGATACGGTGAAGAAGATGAATCTGAAGAAGAAGAAGAAGTTTCTGAAGAAGTTGTAGAAGAAACTAACGAACTTGAAGAAGTAAAATCAGAGCTTACAGAAGCAATGGATACTATCAAGGAACTTAAATCTACTATTAACGAAGTAAACTTGCTTAACGCAAAACTTCTTTATACTAACAAACTATTCAGGTCTTATGACTTAACAAACGAACAAAAAATGAAAGTTGTTGAGACATTAGATAGAACTGGTAACGTAAGAGAAGTAAAATTGGTATTCAGTACATTAGCTGAATCATTCAAATTTACTGGAACTACGAGAAAAACAAAACAAACTGCTAAAATCAACGAATCATTCGCATCTAAGCCTGTTGCTTCAACTGCTCCTAAAAAGGAAGTAATCAATGAATCAACTAACGCTATTGCGGATAGATTTAAGAAATTAGCAAACATTAAATAATTTAACAAAAATTTAAGGAGAGATAAAAATGGCAAATTTTGATTTATCTAAACTTACAGAAGGCAGAAACCCACAGCAAGTAATGCTAGCAGAGACTAGAGAACTTAAAGGTAAATGGGAACAAACTGGACTTCTTGAAGGTTTAGGAGAAAGAGAACAATCACAGGTATCTGTATTGTTAGAAAACCAAGCAAAACAATTGCTTGATGAAGCTACCTCAACAGGTACTTCAGCAAATTCTGAAGAGTGGAGTGGTGTAGCCCTTCCATTAGTAAGAAGAATTTTCGGTGAAATTGCATCGAAAGAATTCGTTAGTGTACAACCAATGAACTTACCATCAGGTCTAATATTCTATTTAGACTTTAAATATGGTACTTCAACTGCAGGTAGAACTTCAGGTGGAGCTAATTCATCAATATTCGGTGGTACTGGTGCAGCTTCTGCAGCAGGTGCTGGATTTGGTACTACTGCAGCAGCTGAAAACGGTCTTTACGGAGACGGTGCATTCGGTTACACAGTAAACGAATCAACTGAAACTGGTGCAGCAGTTGCATCATTAACTTCTGCATCACTTGCAGATGTAAACTTTGATTCATCTTTATCTGCATCTGTTGCAGCTGAAGAAATCGGAGTATTAAAGGTAGCAATTGCTTCTTTAACTGGTAATGTTGATACTGATGCAGTAAGAGCATTTAACGTTGTTGATGCAGCAATTACAGAAGTATATTCTGCACATACATCAGAAGATGGAACTAACATTTCTTTCATCGTAAAGAAAACTGGTGACCCATCAACTGTTAACGTAAAATATTCTTTACAACCAACAGATATTACAAGAGGAGACTTCGAAGATGCTTCTCCATCTGAACCAGCAACTGATATAGGTATTCCTGAAGTTGACCTTGAATTGAAATCTGAAGCAATTGTTGCTAAGACTAGAAAATTAAAGGCAGTATGGACACCTGAACTTGCTCAAGATTTAAATGCTTACCACAGTATTGATGCTGAAGCTGAATTAACTTCAATGTTATCTGAGTACATCTCACTAGAGATTGACCTAGAAATCCTTGATATGTTAAAAGCTAACGCTTTAACAACTGAATACTGGTCAGTAACTTTAGGTGAAGAGTATGATTCAGCAGCAGGCTCATGGTTAGCAGGTTCTAACTCAGCAGCTTATACTAAGAACTCTTGGTTCCAGACTCTTGGTGCGAAACTTAACAAAGTTTCTAACAAGATTCACCAATTGACTCTTAGAGGTGGTGCTAACTTCGTTGTTGCATCTCCAGACGTATGTACAATTTTAGAATCAATCCCAGGATTTACAGTATCTGCAGATAAAGACGCATTGTCTTTCGCAGCTGGTGTAACTAGTGTTGGTTCTTTATCAAACAGATACACAGTTTACAAGAACCCTTATATGACTTCTAACGAAATCTTATTAGGATTCAAAGGAAGCAACTTCCTTGAGACTGGAGCTGTTTACGCACCGTATGTACCATTAATCATGACACCTCTAGTGTATGACCCGACTAACTTCACTCCAAGAAGAGGAGTTATGACGAGATACGCTAAGAAAATGGTTAGACCAGAATTTTATGGTAAAATCTACGTTAAAGATTTATCAAATCTATAATCTAAAGATTATTATAATTCTTAAAAAGGGGACTTCGGTCCCCTTTTTTTATGTCTATACTCTCCTTTTTAAATACTTTATATTTATAGTAGTATAATTGTATAAGTTAAGGAGAGTAATATATGTCTCAAGCAAGAATTTGGACAGGTTCGGCTGATTTCACATCAGGTTCATCAACTCCATTTGGAATTTTTGATTCGGATTCATCTTTTACATCAGATGCACCTAAAGTTGCATCATGGTGTGCTAAAAGATTAGGATACCCAATCATTGATATCGAATTACTGGGTGAAAACTTTTTCGCAGTATTTGAAGAAGCCGCAAGTGAGTATTCATCGCAAGTGAACCAATTTAATATAAGAAATAACCTAGGTTCTTTAGAAGGACAGGCGACCGGTGCTAATTACACAGGCCAATCAGTATTGGGTTCGGAACTTAATAATATAACAACAATTGCAGAAACCTATGGTAATTTTGCTAATGTTGGTGGTAGAACTGATATAAAGAAAAATTATATAACAGTAGGAACTGGTTCACAAGAGTATGATTTACAAACACTCTTTGCTGATGTAAGTGAAAGTGGTGAAAGAATTGATGTAACTAAAGTATTTTACGAAACAACACCAGCAATTAACAGATTCTTTGACCCTTACTCAGTAAGTGGACAAGGAACTTTAAACTTAATTGATGAATTTGGATTTGGTTCATTCTCTCCTGCAGCACAATTTATACTAATGCCGATTTATGAAGATATGTTAAGAATTCAACAAATTGAATTCAATGACCAAATTAGAAAATCTGCACATACTTTTAATATAGTAAATAATAAAATACAAATATTTCCAAAACCAACATCTGAATACAAACTTTGGTTTGAATATCAAGTTGTAAAAGATAGAAGAGAAAATTCTACTATTATAACTCCTAATGTTGTATCAGATTATTCAAATATAGGATATAACTTTGCAGAATACAACAAAATAAATGATGTTGGTAAACAATGGATTAGAAAATATACTCTTGCTCTTGCAAAAGAAATGTTAGGTGCAGTTAGAGAGAAATATAACACAGTTCCAATTCCTGGTTCTGAGGTATCTCTTGATGGAGCCGCACTAAGAGCAGAAGCACAAACAGAAAAAGATTCTTTAATTGAACAATTAAGAGAAAATCTTAACGAAGTAAGTAAAAAACAAAGAATGGAAAATGAAGCAGCTATGGTTGAACAACAACAACAAGTAATGACTCGAGTTCCATTAAACATTTATGTAGGATAAAATTATGCCAAAGTTTTTCAATGCAAAAGATTTGGATTTCATTAAAACTATTTCTGAAGAAGTAGTGGATTATGTTGTAGAACAAGCAGTAACCTTATTTAAGGTATCTGTTGGTGAAACAAAAACTAATCTCTATGGTGAATCTTTAGGAAAGGTATGGAAAGAACCTTCTACTATAATGGCAATTGTAGACAGAGAGCCAATTAATATAGTTTATGAAGGATTTGGTGCAGATAGACAAGGTATAGTTGAATTTAGATTCAATAGACAAAGATTAAGAGAAGAATCTTACGCAGTACCAAAGGTTAGAGATGTAAATGGTACTCTTGTACCAACTGAAGCAATTCAGAACCTTACAGTTGGTTATCCTGAAGTCGGTGATATTGTTTTATATGATACTATCTATTATGAAATAGATAATGTAAAAGAACCTCAATGGATTGGTGGTTCACCAGAAATATTTGACAAAACAACTAATGAATTTGAGAGTACTAACAACACATTGATTGCATCAGCTCATATGGTAAGAAAATCACAAATACAAATAGATGATAGGACAGTATAATGGCAGTAGACCCACTAAAAAATGTTAATTTTAACAGAGGAACACAAATAAAACGAGAAGGAAACGAACTCGGTAAAGGTGTTAGACTCTATGATGTTGATTTAGCAGTTGCTGAACACATGATAGATACTGTTGTGCCATCTGTTGAAGCATTTAATGAAAAAATCAAAGTACCGGTAATGTATGGTAATCCAGAACGATGGGCTTCAGTTCAAAAACAAGGATATCTTAGAGGTAAAAATGGAATGTTACAAATTCCATTGATTATGTTTAAAAGAAATTCAATTTCACGAGATGATACCATGCCAAATACGATGAATCGTCATATTTCGTATCCAACTGTTACTAAATTCTCAAAAAAACACAAATACGATAGATTTTCTGCAATGACTGGAACAACAAGACCAGTTCAACAGTATGATGTTGTAATGCCTGATTATGTTTCTATTTCTTACGAAGTTATTATATGGACTGATTTTACAGAACATATGAATAAGATTGTAGAAGCGTTCCAATACGCAACAGATGAGTATTGGGGAGATAAAAGTGGATTTAAATTTAGAGTTAAGATAGATTCTTTTGATAACACAACAGAAGTTGGTGAAGGAACTCAAAGAATAGTAAGAACTACATTTACAATGGTAGTAAATGCATATCTACTACCAGAAAAGTTTGATAATGAACCAACTCACACTAAATCTCTTTCACCAAAAAAGGTAGTTTGGGGATTAGAATGGGATTTAACTGGTGGAGATGGTGCTGGAACAAATTCTGATACAAAACAAAAAATGTATAACGAATATTCCGATATAATTGATTTTATGTCAGTTCGTGGTTCACAAGAAGGAACTTTTGTAGATGCAGATTCAGTAAAATTAACAAACGTAGAACTTCCAAAACTACCACCTCAATTGGTTGGTTCATTTAATGAAGATGATAGGTTTAGAGTGTACATAAATGGTGTTTATATACCACCTACAAAGTATTCTTACACTAGTTCGTATGTTGATAACGAAATAGCCTTTAATTTTAGTACTGGTTCTGTAATAACCGCAACAGATTTAGGTTATGAGATAGATAGTGGTGATGAAATTGGTATAACTGGTAAATTTATTGAATTATGATAAAGGATTTACAAAAAATATTATTACAAGTACACGCACCTAACGAATATCAGTTAAGTGAAGTTAGTATTGAACACCCTCTATATTGGATATGGAGTATTCCAAATGCAAAGATGAGAGATTTAGATTTAAAAATTCGTGAGTTTCGTAAGGAACACGCACGTTTCGATATATTTATAAATGGTCAGTATATTTTAGAAAAGGATTACATTTTTGAACAAGATGGTAAAGATTTATTAGTTAAATTCAAAAAATCTAATTTTCCTTATACTCTAACCTCTACTGATAACATAAAATTAGAAGGAGATGTGGTATCAACATGAGCAAGAATAAACCAAATATCATAACTCCATTTAATGATAAGAAAAGAATAAAAGATTTGGTACTTGAAGTAATAACAGATACGTTCGTTACTTCTCATATACCAAATTCGGTTACTTTGAGTGGTGGATTATTAACTGTAACTCTTACAAACAAAAAGTTTGTATTTCAAGATATAGCAGTTGATGATTTATCAGACTATATAGATTTATACCTACAAGGATTAAAACTTGAAGGAGATGTCTATACAGTTACAGATAATGGTAGTGATATTATAATAAATTTCACCGAAGCAGTTGGATTAGACCAATCCTTATATGATACTGATGACTTCGAAGTGAAAGGAAAAATAGTGAGTAGATAAGAATGGCAACATTAATTCAAAGTAAACAGATAGAAGGGATTGTAACCTCCTCCGTAATACATGGGGAGTTTCTTGTTAGTGGTTCATTAACAGTTACAGGTTCAAATTCAATCTTAGGTTCAGTTACCGCTTCCGCTATATCTTCATCATTTGTTGGTGATGGTAGTGGACTAACGGGTATTACTTATTCTCAAATAGATAATACACCTCAATTTGTTGGTGGTAACAACGTAACTATTACCTCATCATCAAATGTAATCACAGTTCACGCAGTATTAGATGGAACTGGTTCTGATGCACAATCTTTATCTATTAGTGGAGACCAATTAACAATATTAGGTGGAAACACTATTACAATACCAACCGGTAGTACTTCTTGGGAACAAATAAGTAACATTCCAAGTAATATAGTATCTGGTTCGATTCAAATTTTAGGAGGAAGTGGTGTTCTTAGTGGTTCAAAAACAGATATATCATCACTAAACACTTTCTCATCATCAATACAAAGTGAAGTTGATACTTTAAGTTCAGCAACTTCATCTTATCTAACATCGAGTGGTTCTGTTGATTTTTCAGATGTAACAAGTAAACCAAGTGGATTGGTTTCATCATCTGCACAAATCACTATTAGTGAATCTCAAATATCTGACCTTACACATTATACAAATACCGATGTTAGAACTTATATAGATTCAATTGGGGTAGTTAGTGGTTCTTATGTAGAATCTCTACCACAAGGATTGATATCTGGTTCAACCTTTACTGATTATAGTTCTTCAATCGAAACAGAACTTGCTGAAGTAAGAAATGATTTAATAAATCAATTCAATAATGCAGATAACGCTTTACAATCATCAATAACTTCATTAGAAAGTTATACTTCATCTATTCAATCTGAAGTGGATTCGTTAACTTCTGCAACATCATCTTATATTACAGAGATTCCACAAGGAACGATTAGTGGTTCTCAGCAAGTAATAGATTCATTACCAACTGGTGTAGTTTCTGGTTCATCTCAGATATCCATTTCTTCATCACAAATTACTGATTTAGCTCATACACAAATCCCATTAGGTACTATTTCTGGTTCAGAACAACTACCAAGCGGGTTAGTTTCTGCATCTGCACAAATTACAATCACAGAATCTCAGATTTCAGATTTATCACACACAGATATTTCTAATTTAAATACATTCACTTCTTCTATACAAACTGAAGTGAATGCTATATCAGCAGCAACCTCTTCATACTTAACAGAAGTTCCGGCTGGTACAGTTAGTGGTTCATCTCAGATATCGATAGAATCATCACAAATTACTGATTTAGCTCATACACAAATTCCTGCAGGTACTATTTCTGGTTCAGAACAATTACCACAAGGATTGATTTCGGGTTCATCTCAAATAACGATTACAGAATCACAGATTTCTGATTTATCACACTACTCAGATTCAGATGTACAAACATATATTGATTCTATTGGAATCGTAAGTGGTTCTGTTGTTGCAGATTTACCAAGTGGTGTAGTTAGTGGTTCACAACAAATTACAGATTCACTACCAAGTGGAGTAATTAGTGGTTCTACACAAATTACAATAAGCGAATCACAGATTTCAGATTTATCACATACAGATATTTCTAATTTAAATACATTTACTTCATCAATACAAAGTGAAGTTGATACCTTAAGTTCAGCAACTTCATCATATCTCACTTCAATCGATAGTGGTATTGTAAGTTCATCTGCACAAGTTACTGAACTATTACCAACTGGTGTAGTTAGTGGAAGTTCTCAAATAACGATTACAGAATCTCAAATTAGTGATTTAACTCATTATGCAGATTCTGATGTAAAAACAAAATTAGATACAGAGGGAGTACTTAGTGGTTCATTGGTATCTCAACTTCCAACTGGTATCATTTCAGGTTCAGAACAATTACCAAGTGGTATTGTTTCTGGTTCACAACAAATTACAGATTCACTACCAAGTGGAGTAATTAGTGGTTCAGAACAGTTACCAAGTGGAGTAATTAGTGGTTCAACTCAAATAACAGATGCAAGTGGTTTAGTTTCATCATCTCAACAAGTTATAGACCATTTACCTAATGGAAGTATTAGTGGTTCTCAACAAGTTATAGATTCGTTACCAACTGGTGTAGTTAGTGGTTCATTTAGTGGTTCTGTTGCTGATGCGATAGATTTATTAAGTGAAGTAAGTGGAGCTAATTATTTAGAATCACAATCAGTAGATTCTCGTTTAGATACTATTGAAGGTAGTGTAGGGATGTACTATGATTTATCAAATACAGTTTGGAACAACAAATATATAAAATCTGGTTCAAATCAAGCATCCGATACTGATGGATTCTTAACTGGTAATGTACCATTTAAGTTTAGATTAAATACTGATAGAAAATTACACTATGAACTTAATGATGTTGTTTACATATCTAACTTTGATAGAGATACTACAATTACAGCAACAGTTTCTTCATCATATGAAACTGGTTCACGAGAAATTGGATTTAATGTAGTAAGTGTAAATCAATCTGATGATGCAACAAGAATTAATGATTCTTATTGGGTTATTTCAAGACATACTGCTGGATTTGTAGATTCTGCTTCTTATATTGAAGCATCTTCATCATTTGACCAAAGAATTGGTGTAATTGTAGCAAGTGGTAGTGGAGCAGATTGGAATGTAAACTTAACAAATATTCCAAGTGGAATAGTAAGTTCATCAGAACAACAATATACTGCATCTATTGAAAATGGATTCGCATTAACATCGTCTTTAAATAATATTTCATCATCATTAGCAACTACAATAGAAAATGTCTATGCATCTTCATCTAATTTTGATGCAAAAAGTTTAGTTAGTAGTTCACAACAAATTGATTTTAGAAATGTTACAAATTATGTAGCAGATGAACATATAGACCATACCACAGTTTTAATAAATGCAGGTGATGGTTTAGATGGTGGTGGTGATATTTCATCAACACGAGAACTAAGATTAAACGTAACATCATCTCATTTTGAAGAAGGTGTAAAAGATGTTTTAACTTCTGAAGGTGTTGTAAAACAATCTACTTTAAATACTGATTTAATATCAACTGATTTTTCACAATCGGTAGATACTAGAATTAATAGTATATCTGCAGGAGCAGTTCCAGCAGGAACAGTAAGTGGTTCACAGCAAATTGATATCACACAAACACAAAATTATACATCATTTAGTGCATCAATTGCTACATCAATTGATGGGGTAAGTGCAAGTCCAACTGATATATCTGCTCTAAATACTTTTACAAGTTCAACAGATACAAGAATTACAAATTTAGAAAACTTTTCTTCTTCATTAGATACAACATTTGCAACTGATACTGAATTAACTAATTTATCATCATCATTATCTGCATCTATTTACGATGCAGCACAAAGTGGTAGTGGAGTATCTTCTTGGAATGAATTAAGTGATATCCCAAGTGGATTACTTAGTGGTTCAGAACAATTACCAAGTGGATTGCTTAGTGGTTCAGAACAAATTGCTTCTGATATTAGTGGTTCATTCACATCATTGAGTGAATCATTTGATACTCAGATATCAACTGAAAAGGGTAGAATAGATAATATACTAAGTGGTGCTAATGCAGATTATGACCAATTCGTAGAAATTGTTAATTTAGTTAACTCAACTGATGCAGAAAACGATACTGCATTCGCAAATCACTATACTTCAAGTAGACAAAGATTAACTTCATTAGAATCATTTACTGGTTCATTAGATGCTACGTATGCAACTGATAGTGAATTAACAAACTTATCTTCATCTTTATCGCAATCAATTTATGAAGCAGCTCAAAGTGGTAGTAATCCTATCGAGACTGGTTCATTTGCAACAACGGGTTCAAATACATTTAAAGGAAATCAAATTGTAAGTGGTTCGATTATACCTGAAGCAACAAGTGCTGGTAATGGAATACATGATTTAGGTTCAATTTCAAACCCATTTGGTGAATTATACATAACAACTGGTTCAGTAAGATTCGTAAGAGATGGGGCTCTTGTATCTCAAGTAAGTGGTGAAAAGGATGCTATTAGAGTTGGTAATATATTAATTACTACATCATCTTTACAAATTGTTAGTGGTAGTGGTGATTCTTTAACTACTGTATCTACTATTGTTTCTGCAGATGTAGATTCCGATGGTCAGGTAAGTAATGCACAACAACTTTTATTACCAGATGATATTATATCCGGTTCTGCACAAATAACATCTTTAGGATTTGTATCAGAATCATTCTCAACCGATGGAACTGATATTTTAAGTGGTTCTGTTGATTTTGAATCATTCTCATCATCAGTTGATACTAGAATAACTAATGTAGCGGCAGGAAACGCACCTGCAGGAACTGTATCATCATCTGCACAAATTATCGAATCATTACCTACGGGTGTAGTATCTGGTTCAGAACAAATTGAATTCGATGGTAACAGAACTATCTCTAATGATAAATTAGGAGATTTGTTTACTGATTCAGTAAATCCATCTACAACTGGTTCTGTTATTGATTTCTTAAACGCAGTATTCTATCCAAATACAGGTCCAAGTATTTCAACTGGTAACCAAACAATTATAGAATATGTAACAAGTGGAACAACAATTACAACAGTAAGTGGAACTGACCCTGAAGGACAAGCAATAACATTTGGAACTTCATCACTATATACAGATGATTTAGTAAGAGTTGCATCAAATGGTGTAATGACATTAAACGCATTGGCAGAATCATCTTCATTCAATACAGATGAAACTGGTGGTTCACATGGACACAAAGTTGAAGTAACTGCAACAGATACCTTTGGTACTACAACTGAAAAAGATATTTACATATTTGTAACTCCAAACTCAACTCCTGTATTTAGAGAAACTTCTACAAGTGGTAACGTAATTACTTCTGTAACTGCAAACTTAAATGAAAGTTCAACTAATGATACTTTGGTAAAACGAGTTTACTTTACAGATTCAAATGGAGATAACATAACAATTTATTCATCATCAATTGATAACAATCATTTTGATGTAACAAAATATTCAACTTATGTTGATATTAGACAAAATACAGGTTCGTTGGATTACGAACAACAAACATCTTATACATTCAGTATATCTGCATCGGATGAACATTATGAAGCAGGACAAGATTCTGATTCTATTGTAGGATTACCAATTACTATTAATGTAACTGATAACTTAACTCCAACTGTTAACAACCAAACTCTTTCATCTATAAATGAAAATAGTTCAAATGGTGCAACTGTTGGTTCAATATCTGCAGCAGATAACGAAGGTAACACAATAACATTTGTAAACTTTCAATTACATGAATTACAATTGGATGGTAGTACGGTAACAAGTGGTTCTTATAGTGGTTCATCACAATTAACAAACCCACATGAAGAACCATTCCAAATGAGTACAAGTGGTATTGTAACAAGAACATCTGGTGTTTATTTAAACTCTGATTTAATTAACAAATATATTTACAGAGTACAAGTAACAGACCCATATAATGGAGAATCTGATGTTGCATTGATAACAATTAATATTGATGATGATACACCAGCAACACTTACAGATAACTGGTCAGCAGGACCGTATATCAAAGAATCTGAATTAAGTGGTACAACTATAAAAACAACAGATTATGGTTCTACTTCAGCAGATTATGGTTCAAATCAAAGTGGTACTTGGAGCTCATCTAACTCAGCAATATCAATTAACACAAATGGTACTTTATCATTAGGAGTAAATTTAAGTGGTTCAGTAACTCAGAGTGGAGATACAGTAGATTCTACAATAACATTTACAAATACTTTTGGTACAACAACTACTGATAGTTTAACTTTGGATGTTGTTGGAAATGAAGCACCAACTGCAACATTTACAAATCAATCATCTGTATTTGATTCTAACCAAGCAACAAGTGGAACAAATTTAGTTTCAGTTTCAATTTCTGATACAGAATCAGATTCACCATACCAATTATCAATTGGTGGAACAGATGCTTCTAAATTAAATGCAGTACCTCAAAACGTTGCTTCTTCATCTTGGGAATTACAAGCAAGTGAAGATTTAGTTGGTGGAACTTATACATACGATGTAACTATAACTGATGCATATTCAGAAACAACAACTTACAGTAGTAGAACAATTACTATTGCACAAGGAGATACTGGTACTTTAGGTGGAGATACAACTTCTTATATCATCGAATCGGCAGAAAGTGGAGATGTGTTAAGAGATGCAACTGGTTATAACCAAGGAAACGCTTCACAATTATCAGTTTCTTATACAAATTATGGTTCACCAAGTGTTCAAGAATATACTTCATCAAACGAAGCATTCAATATCGATACAAGTGGTAATATAACTCTTGGATTAGATTTAAGTGGTTCAGTAACTCAAAGTGGAGAAACGATTACTTCAGATATTACTTTTGTAGACCAATATGGAAACATTGGTAGTGGTTCTTTAAGTGTTAGTGTATTTGCAAACAATCCAGCATCAGCAACATTTACTGAAAATAGTTCATTCTTTAACACTAACCAAGCAACTGGTAGTACTTCATTAGTAGATATAACAAGTATTTCTGATACTGAATCAAATACTCCATATGTAGTAACACTTACTGGTACACACGCAAGTTCATTTAGTGTGGTATCACAAAATGCAAATGGAACTTCTTGGGAATTACAACCTTCTTCTGATTTATCAGCAGGAGATTATGATTATAACGTAGTAATAACAGATAACTATTCTGAAGTTACAACTTATAGTAGAAGTTTAACAATCTCACAAGCAGATACTGGTACTTTAGGAGGAGATACTACTTCTTATATAATTGAATCATCTGAAAGTGGTTCAACTATTAGAGATGCAAGTGGATTTGGAGCAGGAAATGCTTCACAACTATCGGTTAGTTATTCACCAAACTATGGGTCTCAAGTAGTACAATCTTATACCTCTTCAAGACAAGGAATATCTGTTGATTCAAGTGGTAACTTAACTGCAGGATATGACTTTAGTGGTTCAGTAACAAGTACAGATTACACAAGTACTGCACTTGTTAGTGATTCTACAAATAGTACATTATATGGTAAATCACTTCATGTAAATGGAATAAAGGTAGTACAAGGAGCAGCAACTGGTTCTCAATCAGCAGTACCAGATGCATTTACTGAAAAAGTTGCTCAAACAATTAAACTGATGGTAACTTCATCAGGTGCAGATATCAATGATACCGACCAAGCAAATATGATTGGTATTCTTAAAGGTGAAACAGGTACATGGCATAGTGGTTACCCAACTGCACAAAGAATTTTAAGAGGAGCAGGTTCGGATTACTCTCCAAACCCATTAATTGATTCTAATTATTCAAGTTATCCAGGTTTACAGAATTTCCAAGATTCTCACGCAACAGATGATATGA